TGGGAATAATATTAGGACTAACTATTGGATACAATATAGCGAAACGAAAATTTAAACAACCAATTAAATAGAACAACATGGACAATAAGGAAATAGAGAAATCGCCCAAAAAAGTTATTAAAGAGCTTTATCACTTTGAAATAACAGACGATAATGAGTCCGATGATTGTGATTTGGATTGGACAGATGTATTGGATTTAATGAACCAATTTGCTTTCCAATTTTTAAAACAACAAACCCCCGTATCCATCCCCACTAAGTCCCCCTCATTAGTAAGTGAGATTGATTTAGAAGCTATGGCTTTAAAAAAGTATCCTGTCGATATTCAAATGAAAGACGCGGGAGGCGCAACTGAAGATGTCAATCGAAGTGATAGATTTACTTATAAACAAGGACTTCGTGATGCGTTCTCCACTCTTCTAGTAAAGGAAGGAGAGAAGGATTCTGAGGATTGGATTTCTGTTTCTGAAAAATTGCCCGAAAATGAAGGGGAGTATGTTTTGGTTGCAAATAAAAACGGAATACATTATTCTATTCATATTTATAGAAACAAATTATGGTATGGTTATGGAAATGCCTATCATACAAATGAAATAACCCACTGGATGCCATTACCATCCCCTCCAAAAACTGAAAACTAAAAATCTAAGAAATGATGAGTAAGGAGATAAGAAATGAAATTTTACAATCGAGTTATTGGGAACATTTTAAAGCAGCGAAAGACTTAGCTCTTATATTGCCTTTAAACCATCCAAAGAGGATAAAAATAGAAAACGAAGTAAACAAATTGTCACAATCACTAACCATCCCTACTAAGGGAGTAAACAAATAAAGGATATGAGGATAGAAGAAATAAAAAAACAAATGTCTGAATACAGGGATTTTTACGGAGGTGATTTACTTGTATTTGATGAAATTGAAAAAGCAAAAACAAAAAAAGAATTGTCAAAAATAATAGATAGGCATTCTAGTAGATTAGAAGATATGCTGTCGGACGCCCATTCTCATTTAGATAATTTTAAAAAAAAACTTGGATTAAAATAATTAAAACACCCAAATAAGATGAGCAACAAAAACAAGATATTAACAGAAGAGGACTATGTAAAAGAATTTGTTGAACTGAATGGATTAGGCGCAACTGAAACAACGGGCATTATGAGTTTAAAACATTTTGAACAAATGCTCAGAGAATTTTCAGCCCTCAAAAACAAAGAACTATCTACCTCCCTCCAAGAAAAAGAAAAGGAGATACAGGAATACCACCAAAACAGCGTAACAAAAGGAACATATCTTGAGCTTGAGAAAGAATATTTTAATTGCTTAAAACTTCTTGAAAAAGAAATTGATAAACGAGTTGATTTGGAGGAGGAAATAGAAGAACTGAAAGGGGACAGAGATAGGCAGGGTGTGTTGATTTCTGATTTAAAAAATGCCATACCTCCGTTCAGAGTTGGTAAAAAACAAAAGAGAACAATACTTGATTCAACTGGACATGAGCTAGGTATTTTTACAACAGGACAAGAAAAAATCGCCCAACTGTTCTGCGATTTTTTAAACACAAACAACCAAAAAACATTAACCTCAGAATTGGAAGTAAAGAAGGGGGAGGGAGAAATACCTATTTGTGAAACGTGTGATGTAAAAGTATTACAAGAGGGCGGTTGTAAATGCGTTAAATGTGGTATGGTTTATCCTTTTTAAAAATTTCAATACAGTAAAAACAAACCCCACTAATTAGTATATTTGAAGTATGGAAGCGGTTTAAAAGTTTAACAATCCATTAATGTTTTGGTCTTAGCTAACAACAACTCAATTTCGGGTTGAATTAAACACACATAATTTGGAGTGATATTAGAATTAGTTGTGGAATCAAAATTCTGAAAATAATATGTTTGTAATATCAATGTCCATTGTATTAATAACATAAATTTTTGTTCATCACATTGTATTTCATCCCCGCTATTAAATCTTTGTATTAATTGTTGTGACCAACAACTAACCGTACATTTAGCTTTTAAAACTGTATCATATATATCCTGAGCTAATAACATTTATTGAAAAATTTGATTAGAAATTGACCAAGATGTAACTATTGGAGTTGGACTACCCGTACTAGCTAATAACCCTACAGAAATAGCTGCCCCATCCACAACATTAGTTAATTGTCCTATAATACTTATTTGTCCATAAGATGTCCCTGCTATAGGAGAAGCAATAGTTACTTTACTAATATTATAAGGTAATGTTGATGGAACGCCATTATAATTTAATGTGGCTTTTGCTAAAAAAACATCTGTTGCCTGAACCTCAGCATTAAATATAATACTAACTGTGTTAGTTGGATTCTTAATTATTCCAGCGGGAATTGTTACAGAAGCCACGGTTATCCCCGATCCTGAATTATAAATGTTAGTAGATATAGGAGAACTACCTGAAGTAGCTACTATTACAGAAGAACCACTCCCATCCGCACCTTTTTGTACTGTTATTGAACCGCAATTGCAGTTAGAAAATCCACACATAATATTTTTATTTTAAATTATTAATTACACCCACATCCATTAGAACATATATCATTAGCTTTATTTAAAGCCGCTACTGCATTATCTGAATTACCTACATCCGCCGAAAAATTCGCGGCTAATAGATAACTATAAGCCCTCATTGCATTTAACCAACTTTTTTCAGAGCATCCGCAATTGGGATCAATTTTTTGAAACATTTTTGATATGCAGCAACATGTTGAACAATTAACTAATGTTTCAATAGTACCTGTATATGAAAAACCACTTCCGTTTACTGTATAAGTTATATCATAAACACCATCATTAATCGTTGGGATTGTTACGTTTGTATAAGTTGCAGCTAAATCAAAACTTGTTAAAGGAAATACTGTTGAAGATAATTGAGAATAAATATCAACTGCCGTTGCGCCGTTAACCGATACTGCACATGCAGTTATTACATTAGATATGATTGTAAATGTGTATATAACTGTTGAACTAGTCGTAGCATAATTTATATTTATAATAGCTTGCGTTACTTGTGATGAAGTTATAGCGCTTCCTGTATAGACAGTAGCATCTGTGAATAACAATGTTGTACAACTATTGTTTGTAACTACTTGTGGTGTAATATTTGGTGCGGACATTTGTTCTTTAATTTGGAGTAAATATACTAAATATTAAACCTCAGCAAAATTAGTTTTTTAACATAAACCTCAACAATTCTATGGCGGCCTTATTGCCTCAACACCCAACCGCACAGGTTTCCATATTGTAACATAACATCCAATTATAGTTGGCGTATCCTAACTGCTAAAATACTGATTTCAAGCGCCGAACTATAATATATCGGGCATATATATACAAAGAGGGACAAGGAAAAACATAGTTATAACGACTTAATTAGAAATCCCAAGAACAGCAGAAATTTAACATTGCTTCTTGTCCCATTTGGGATATAGATGCCGCTGGGAATCTTATCAAGTCTACTTATTTTGATAATAGATAAGACAGCAGAATGTCTATCACGCCAACCGTCAATACCCCAAGAAACATACATTGTACTTCCGTCAGAAAAGATAAATCTCGACACTGAATGTAAAAATAATGTAATTTATTTAAAAGATTCTTTAAAAAAGAAATAATCAAAATATATCCGTCAGAGTTTGGAAGGAGATTATACTAACGGTCTCTGGCTTACTATTTCGATTTCTTTGAAATCGTAGTTCCATCATCCCGATGAAATTTTTGCCCTTCCGCTTCGTGTCTCCTAACGGTCGACACCCAAAGGCTATTGTAACATAACGTGCAATTATCCTTCGTAAACTTCCGATAATTAACATTATGTGTAAATAACCCCTTCGCAAAAATTTCATATTCTTCATTGTTTTATTTACTTATACTACAAAGATAAGTAAAAGGTTTCATTATTCAATAACTTTTTCAATAATATCTATTGATTTCTTGGCTGGTAATAATTTACGAATGTCTTTTAACAGATTCTTTTGCTTTTCACCTTCTAAATCTGATATATCCCCCACTATATCCACGAATTTCTCTAAAGTACCCATCGCCGCAACTGGACGCTTAACCATGAATTTAAGCTGATCTGTATCGAATATAAATAACAAGTTGCCTAAGGCGTTTTCTGCGTCTAAAGCAGTTTTCTTTTTCTTATCGTCGTCGCCTTGATTAGCCAGTGACCAAAACAATACAACAGTCATAGCCCCTTTAAGGTTACTCATAAAGTTTTTGTTATTGTATAACACCTTTAGTTTTTCAGGAGTTGAATTCGCTTCTTTAAGTTCAGATTTTAAATCTTTATACGCATCTCCGAACATTTCACGCCACGATCCGCGTTTGGTCTTACCATCACGGGTAATATATTCAGAACCATAACGTTCAGCCCACCAATCCAACGCCCATAAGCGAAATTGAAGCCCGACCTTACCAGCTTCATTGTTTTGAATATTACGTTGGTCTTTATCACTATACTTACCTTGAATATCCGATACTCTATTTTTATAACCAATTAAACGGTTCTTGAGTGCTTTTTCATCCACGCCTTCCTTAACAACTAATTCATCCACGCCGTGTTCATTCTTTTTATACTCAAAGCTGTTATAATCTTCATCAGTCATTAATCCTAAGAACAGCGACCCTTGAATCTGAAACTCACCATAACGAGTTAAGGCATGCCCTAATTCTGAGAATAATTGTCCTGCATAAAGTTTAGGATTAGAACTATAATCAACTGATACTACATCGTATTTACGCAAAATATCCATAGCGTAAGGATTGATTAATCCGCCACCATAATTACGATCAACTTTATGTTTTCCTAATTCTCCAAACAAACGTTTATGACCTATACCAACTGTTTTGCCATTCTCAGCACGCCAGTTATTGTACACTCCGATTGCTAAGTTCATAATACCCGCAGGAACGTTAAATAACATAGTTGTTGAAGATGTCATAAAGCGTAAAAACCTCAACATTAAATCTATTTCAGGTAATATTTGTTTAGGATTTTTAAACAAGTGTAAATCTTTCCATTCTTTAACATATTTAACAACGTTTGGTTTAGCTAAATGTTCACCATATCCTTTATCGTTTAAATGCTCTATTGCATTAATTATAGGTACAAGTTTGCTATAATGCTTAACGTGTGTCATATCATCTATAAACTCAATTCCAGCCCTATAAAAATCTTTACTATATCCCCTATCCTTATCGCGTGGTTTATCAAATTTACTTGACAGCACCCCTTTATTATCTACTGAATATTGGCTGTTATTTTTAACCAATAATGGGTTTTCCTTTTCATCAACGTTAACACCCTTCTTTAATTGAAGTCTTGCCTGACGATTATATTTAAGTAACAGCGCTAACGATTTAACTTTACTAACCGCATCTTTTTTGCCATATTCAACAATATTATTCTCAATATCCCCAAATGGCATTACTGATTCAATTTTTGTGTCTGGGTCTTTGAATTTAATTCTAACCTGTTTTAAGTTATAATTAGTTCCTAAAAAATTACTAAATGCTTGAGTTATTCCATTTTGTTTATAAGCTTCTCTAAATGAAGGATCAGTTTTAAGAACTTGTAATGGCATATTGTAAATATCCCCATCCACCAAATTTTTATGTTCTGCGATTAATTCACGATAGAACTTTAAAAAATTAATTTGCGCTTCACTCAATCCATTATTTTCAGCTTCCTCAACGGTTAACATTTCACCTTTTCCATTATCAATCCAATCAAAATATTTAGCACTGTCTTTAAACGCTAATGCCTTTCCTTTTTCTACAATATCCAATCCCTTGTTAAGTTCTTTTATGACAACAGTTCCTAATTTCTCAAAGGTATTTTTCTTTTCTTTTGCATCTGCAACTTTATCAAAACTTGCTTCATCAAACATTTTACCAAAAGCCTGTAATTCAGGAACTTTTTCAGTCATGTGACCTAAGTTCTTTACCCAAACATCTTTTGCTGAAATATCTGCCTTATTAGCTATTTCTTCAATAAATTTCTCGTTCTTGCTCAATTCTCCTTTTTGATTTCTAAATATAGCATAACCAAGTTTACTCATAATATTAGACTCAACTGTTTTACGCGCCGCTTCTTGAAAAGCATTTACAACATTATACAATTCAATCATACCATCAATATACTCTTGTTCGGTTATTTTACCATTAGTAGCTTTATTTTCTAATTCGCGGATGTCTTCATCTAAAGTAGCTGCCCACTTCATATCTTCTCTATATTCAAACCAAGCTCTTAAATCCTGTTTCTTTTTATTTTCTAAAACCTGTTTAAGTTTTTCAATTTCATTAATTTCTTCTTCCGTTAAATCAGTATTTTCTAATGCTTGATTTACCCTATTTAAATTTTCAGCTTCTGCTACAATATCACGTTTTAAAACTTCTCTTGCGTATTGCTCAAAATTCAAAGTCAGTTTTTTAATCTGTTGTTCTTTAGATAATTCTTCAAATTTCTTATGTAATTGTTCATCCTGAATATTAAATTCATCAGTTTTTAAATTAATTCCCCACACTATTTGCTTCGCTAAGCTCTTAGCAATATTTTCATCTATCCCAAATAATTGTTTTAGTCTGTTGAAAATATATTCAAGATATTTCATAAAGACATTTTTTTCACTCTCTTTATCAAATATCCCTTCGCCTTCTCTACCAATAGCCTCAGCCAATACTTCATATCCTAAATTTTGTTCATTTAATTCAGGATAACGCTCTTTAGTAATGCTCCATAATTCAGTTCCTTTTAACTGCTTAATGGCATTAGCAATCACTTTATTATTCATTCCTCCCAACACATCAATAAGAATATGTCCTGCTTCATGTATAGGAGTATCAATTCCCGCAAAATAAGGGTTTATAGAGAGTGTTTTATTGGAAGGCGACCATTTACCAGCTGCGTCTAATTTTTTATCATATATGACTTTTATATTAGGTAATACGGATTGTATATGTTGAGTAACTTTTAATATAGCTTCGTGTTTATCAAGTTCTAAAGTTGGAGTTGACTCCTTTTGTTTCTGAAACACATCTTCATCCCCTTCTTTTCTGCGAATAATATCAATTATTTTATTACCCCAAATATAAAATTCATTCTGATTTTCGGAAAGTTTAGTTATTTCATCATTGCCTAATTTTTCAATCTCATCAACAATGTCATTAAATGTATTTTCAATCCCTTCATTTTCTGCTTTAGTAAATTTCTCAGAAATAGCTTTTTCCATTGGATTTATTTTTTCTTTCCAACGATCAGCTAAATTTTGTGCCATATCGGTTCTGTTATCAAAACCAGATAATACTTCTTCAACAGCGTTTAAATAATCACTTGTATCGTATTTTAAATCAGAATTAGCTTCCCATAATTCATGGGCTATTTCTTGCCTTGTAAGTCCGTGTTTATAAGACCATAAAGTCCATCGACTCTTTTTTTCATTTACATCTCCCTTAAAATATTTAAGCAAATCATTTCCTTCAACAAGACCATTCTTAATAAAGAATTGAAGCGCTAAATCATAAGGAGTGTTGGCTTCAATTTCCAAAGCCTTTAAACGAATAGGTTCTTTTATTTTTCTTTTGTGTCTTGGCTTGCCTTTTGTTTTAAGGCGAGTTTGCGACACTTCTCCAGAAATTTCTTCATTGTTTCTGGTGGTAGATTCCGTTCGTGTAACGGCATCCCCTTCTGTTGTGTGTTGTCCTTCATTGATTGCTTCTACGATTTTTTCTGTTTCAGGTTGCGTATTCTCATTTTTATTGCTAATAGTCTCAACGCTAGGTTGATTTTCTCCAGACGGTCTGTTAATTGCTTCGATTTCATTTTTAGTTAATTTAACTGTTTTTAAATGTTGAAGTTCCTCATTTTCTTTTTCTTCTATTTCTTGGGCTTTTTCTTCACCCATCTTTAAAGCCCTATTCTCAAAATATTTTTCATTAGCCTTCCCCTTATCTTCTTCTCTTACATATCCTACATGTTTCCCTGTTTCTGCATTATATACAGGTAAAACAATGCGTCCTGTTGTTAATCTTACTGGTTTAATAACAACTTTATGTCCATCAAAATCTTTAGGTAAATTCTCTATATGTAAATGTCCGCGAAGCTTACTTTTAGTATCAGTAGCAGATGAGGCAAATATCACATACTTATCATTAGGTAATTTAATATGAACCGTATCATTTCCCTCCTTCATTAGCTTCATTTCACCAACCTGAACCTCATTAGAAGTATCTAAATGTTCTGATAATATTTTAAATTTATCCCACGCTCGTTTCTGATTCCAATCACTAGTTGGTATCTCTTCAAATATTCTTGTTTCAACTACTTCAGGTTTCTTTGGTTTATTTTCAACCTCAGCAAGTTCACCTTTATGTTTTTCAAACAAGTCTTTAATACCAGTAACAAATTCTACTTTCTTTTCCCCTTCTTTTGGTTCAGGAGTTAAATTTTTATCAATTTCTTCAACCGTCTTTTTTGCGGATGTTGTTTCTTTTTTAAGAACTTGTGATTTAAGTAAAATTTCATCAACTTCTTTTTGAATATCCTTCGCCTCTTTCTTTAAAGTTTGAATTTTAGCCTGTTCAATAGCATTCAATTTATCTTCTTCGTATTCACTTGGGATTTGATTTTCAAGATTAGCCTTTTCAAATGTTAACTCAAATACACGTTTCTTATCTTCATCCTTTAATTTAGTATCACGGGTTTGATTATAATATTCTTTATAAGCATTTACTTTAAATGCAGCTTCATCCGCTTCTTGTTTTGTAATTTTCCCCTGAGACAATTCATTATTAAGATTCTTGTGAAACGCATATATTTTACCCAAATCTCCCTTAGCAATATCAAAAGCGCTATTATTCTGAGCTTCCTGTTTTGCCATTGCTTTTGCTTTATTATAAGCAACTACTGTTGGCGTTCCGCCAATAAGTCCAGCCATTCCATTTTGGATATATTCACCAAATGATTCAGGGCTAAAAGCATCTGTACCGAATTTCTTCTTTTCGGCTGGCGTTAATTTATCCCATAATTGCTCTCCTGCATTTTGAACGAATTGCTGTAAAGCTTCTTGTCCGCCTTCTGCTAATACATCCTTTGTAGTTAGCTGTCCGATTTTCTTAGCAACCTGAGTATAGCCAGTAGCAGTTACTTTAAGTAATTCCTGCATACCATCTTTAGTAATTTTACCCTCAGCGTCCCGCGGAACACCTTTACCAAGCGCTTTTAAAAATGCGTTCTTTTCTTCTTTAGCTACAGGGCTACCAAACATCTTTGTTCCCAGACCCCACTTAACATCAATAGCTGAAACTATTGGCGCTACAACAGAGGTAAATAACGCTCTATCGCGTCCTGTTAAGCCAGCTTCAGTAGCAGCGTCCCTAACTTCACCTAAGTTAGTTAAAGTCGATCCTACCATATTAGCAACAATTTGGGTCTTTTTACCTAAATCCGCCACTCCTAACGCGCCTTTAGCTGCTTTTGATGCTGCACTGCCACCTACATAAAATTCACCAACAGAACCAAGTAACCCGTTAACCGTTCCCCATAAAGCTTCAGGACTTACATCTATACGTTTAGAGTCTAGTAAATCCGACCACTCATCAATACCTTGTGTATTAAATAAAGACTTTTGTAAATCTTCGTCTTTTGTAGCCTTTAAATAATTAGCCGAATTTTTTAATGTGTTAAGCCATTCCGATTCTTTATTAGTTACACCTTCATATCCTGTTTGTAATAAATCAATAACATTTTCTGCGGATGAGGGCAATACATTCCATATTGTTTTAGCTAAGTCCGTAAATGGATTGTCATCATTAGCATCTTTTTGGCTTCCCCAAATACTTGCTATTTCATGTCCTACTGGCGGACGCTCATTATTCTTTAATGGACGCGGAATACCCTTGTCATCAAAATAATATTTACTGTTATTAGAAACCTCTGTTCCGAAGATAGTACTCATCCCGTTTTGTTTTGGATGCTTACCTTGTAATGTTAAAATAGCATTACTTAATTCTTCTCCCTTAACACCTTTTAAAGTTAAATCCTTAATAGTTTCTTTTTTACTGTCGTCTAAATCTGGGATATTATTTATTGTTTCAATAAATGTAGCCGTTGCATCTTGTTTATTCTGAAGCTTAGTTAAAGGATCAACTGTAATAGTTTCAGTAGCTTTAAATGGCTTATGTGGATTAAAAGCGGGTTTAGCTGAAATATTTTCAGGAGTAAATGGTTTATTTGGATCAAATACTGGTTTAACGTCTTCAGGCATAATTACTCGTATTTTCCAGTTTGTTGATTGTAATGATATTCAAAACCTCCTTGTAAAACAGTCTCAGGCATATTTTGGGTTGGATTTGGAATATCAACTGTTTTATCTGGTTGTGAGAATGTATCAAACAACACCCGCGCTTTTTTATCGTTAGGATCAATAGGCAAAGCATATTTCACTTTTACATAATCTATTGCCTTACCATCCTTATCAACACCTTGTTCAACACTTGCTTGTCCTTCAAAATCTGAAGTAATACCATCAACGGTAAACCAACCCTGTTTATATATTCCCTGTTGTTCTGCAATCTCTTTTGGAAGTTTTACAAATCCTGTAACAAATTTATCGCCATTAGCAGAAACAGAGCGTCCATCATAATGAAAATCATGTCCTGTTAAATCAACTTTTTTACCACTTGTCCCCTGTAAATAAATTGGTGGATTATCCCCCCAAGTTTTACGAGCAGCTTCCTGATTAATATATCCAGCTGGAACTTTAAATATTTCATCATAAGAACTAAAAGGAATACCTTGACTTTTTCCTGCCGCCTTTTGTCTTGCTAGCCCTAAATGAGCTAATGCAATTTGACGGTTAAACAACGCGTTTGGATCGCCAATGCTATAATGCTTTTTAAAGCCAGCCGCGATTTGTGAGCTTACCCAGTCATCCACCGCTTTAGGGTCTGTTATACCCGCTTTCTGAGCTTCTACGGCTATTTGTCTCGCGTGTTCCTGATACGCTGAATTCTTAATGGCTTTTACATCATTAGGATTAGGGGTTGTCCACCATTCCCCAATATTTTTTCCTTTTTGAACATCGTAATTTTGAATTCCAGCCCCTAAATCCATTAATGCTTTTGGAAGGTTAACAAAGTTCTTTGGCTTGTTGTATACAAAAGCCATCTTACCATCTTTTTGCGCTGCTTCATAGCCATTCTGATTACCATATTGTAAATAGTTTTTCCATTGTTGTCCAATAGAATTATAAGCATCTGTATCGTATGCTTCGGGGTTTTTAGCCACTTCTTGCATATCGGTTACATAAGACTTATAAGCGCCATCAGAAGCCATCCCGCGTAATAAATCAGGATTATCTTTCAGTTCACGAACCATATTGTTATACTGAGCGCGTTTCTCTACGTTATATGACCAGTCAGGATTTTCGCGTCTGAATTTTCCAATCTTGTAAATTTGATTTTTAGCATTTTCCTTAACAATACCATAATCGTGTTGGTTCATCACGTTATTATATTGAAGATCATTCGCTAACATAGCACTTTTTGCTTCAGCTTCATTTTGCGCTGCTTTTAAAGCGTGTTGCCTATAACGTAAATCATTAATTCTTTCAGCGCTCTGGAAGTCCTGAGCTAATCCTAAACTTTCTCCGTACTCCATAATTAAATATTATAGTATTTATTTTGGTCTTGTTGTGCCGCTAATTCTGAAGCATAACGTCCAGCTCCCACTAAATTAGAAATTCCTTTTCCTAAAAGGACTTGATTAGCGTATTGATTCTGATTCCATGCGTTTAGTTTGTCTTCAAATAATTGGCGACTCATTCCTGCTTTTTGTAACGACAAATCAGTAGCGTAATTTTGCTTATCCATCATATAGTTATTACTTGCTACTTTAGCAGCTAATCCTCTACCCCATCCTTCGTTAATAGCGCTACGCTCCATATTAAACGCATTGCCACCACTACCACCTGAATAAGCCCTTGCGGATGCCCTTGCTAAATTAGTAGCATTTTGGTTCTCCTGATTTATTTGCGCCCATTGTTCAGGACCAAATCCATAATTAGCATTAGCTTGCGCTCTATTTACATTAGCTTGAAAGGTAGGGTCGATTTGACCAACAGGACGTGAACCAGTTTGATTTAAATTCTTTAATCCTAAATTTATTTGTCCTAACGATGCTGCTGTTTCAACTGCACTTCCGAGCGCTGGTGTCCATGCCGACCATGAGAAATTAGGTTTTTTATTTCCTGTTTCTGCACTTGTTTCTTCTGCCGCTGGAGAAGTTGTTTTTACATCCGCCATTTTAGTTTGCGGTTTATTTTGTTTGCCGATATAATCAGCCAAAGAATAATCCTGTGGTGAAACATAGTTTTCGTTTGTTGTTTTATTTTCAGTAGTAGGTTTTGTTTGGTTAACAGTTGTAACTTTTTTAATTCCTGTTGGTGCTTTTGTTATAACTGAAGCTGTTTTAGGACTAATATTATAATCACGATTTAATTTATCACGTTCAATTCTTATATCCCTTAATCTTGTATCAACTCCTGCTTTTCCTTGATTAGCTAATAATTGTTTTTCTTCTTTATCAATATCAGCCAAACGTTTCATTGCATTTGGTCTATTGGTTTCTTTACGTTTGTTTTCTTCAATAGCTTTCTTTTCTTCTGGAGAAATATATCCGCCATCTTTATAGCCAATCATTCCACCATCATATTTACCTGTAAAGTTCTTAGCGAAATTAGCCATCATAATTACATGTTTATCATATTTATCTTTATTAGCCATTACATGGTTAGCCGCTTCAGCAACACTCATTTTATGTTCTTTTGCCCATTCTGTAAAACGTCCGCGATGACTCGGTTCAATCATTACTGTCCCACCTTCTGCTTTTCCGCCACCTCCAGCGATAAAACCGAAATAATGTTTTTGGGCGGTTGTCAAAGGCTTTCCATTTGCCTGATCATCTCTCAACATTGTCTTAGCCTTTTCTGCGGTCAATTCCCCGCCATGCGCCATGTGTAATTTTTCAATCTCATCATATTCGTGTTCTGCAATATCTTCCTTTCTTTCTGCATTTGGAGCTAATTTTTTAAATACATCTTCTCCTAATTTTTCCTCAACTTTCTCTGCTTCTTTTTTTGAAAATAATACCTCGCCATTACTTAACTTAACTGGAATTCCGCCACCCTGTTTTAAATTAGCTTTTACACTTGGTGCTTTTTTCAATACAACTTTTCTTATTTCTTTTGCTATATGAGCATTTTCAACTGGCACAACTTCAGCCCCCTCTTTAATATTAGCATTAATAGAATCGGATTTTCCAGTTCCTTTACCAACAATTTTACCGCCATCTGCGAAACCAATTTTATTTTTTATTTTATCTAATGGACTTACTTCTTCTGTTGGGGCTTTTAAATTACTTATATAAGTGCTATTAGTCATTGTTTTACCGATATCCCTATCATTGTAAGCATTCTGAAAAGCTTGTTGTCTTTTATCAGCATCCATTTGCATTTGCTGATGATATTTAGCTTGATTAAAGGCATTATCTCTATCTGATTGACCATATAAAGCGTTATTAGCAATCCATCCACCACCCGCACCTAAAGGTCCAGCCAATAACCCTAAAACACCTACTCTGCCTAAATCCCTTCCTAAATTGCCTTGTTTATAAGAATTTAATACATGTTCATGAATTGGGGTTGCAGTTGTATTGATAACATCGCCACTAAAAGTTTTTGGCTTAGAAATCATTTGTCCTGTATAAGGATCAACAACTGTGTCTTTATCAACCGCCCCCCTCACTGTTTGTTGTGCTTGATTAGCAATTCCTAACCACCCTAAAGAACCTTGTACTTTTTGACCTAAATTCCTTTTATCTGTTGGCGAATCTACATTTTGTTTATTATTTTGTTGTGTCGTTAAAGGATAATCGCCTTGTGCCTGAAATTCAGTGCCATTAACTTTTAATTGATTATTAGCAGATATTGGGTTATTAGGGTCATATACATCGCCGCCATTATCATATCCTAATTTTTTAATTCCTTTAGGAGCTTTAGTAATCTTACCGCCAGCTTTAAAAGTAGGAGAAGTAATTGCTACATTAGCATCTCTTTTTTTTAATTCAGTTGTAGGCAGCTTATTAATATCCATAAGTCCAGTATTAATCCCTTGACTTGATTTATCAAATCCTTGAGTGTTTAATCCCTGAGATGTGTTTTCCTGAAATTTATTACCAGTCATTTCAACTGGATTTTGACTATTATCTAATTGAGTAGATACAGAATTTTTATTAATATCATTACTCATTATAGCGGTTTGACCCAAATTTTCAGGAGTAAAATCTGCTTGAGTTTTACCTGTAAATATTGGATTATAGCCTTTATCATTAAAGTGTTTAGTTAAATCATCCGCAGGTCCTAAATCAGCGCCAATAGGTCCTTTAGTCGAGTCATTATTAAACGCGCGAACTGTTGCTCCCGACATCCCTGATCCGTTTTTTAAATCAGGATAAGAAATAGTGTAATAATTACCATAATCATTTCTCTTTTCTTCTCCCCTTGCAGATACATCTGTATTAACACCAACCTTTGGAGGCACTGTAGGAGGGCTTTCTTTTAAATGAACTATTTCTTGATTATAAGTATCCGTTGGTTTAGTTTCTGTACGTGGTGTAGGGCGCGGCTTTTGAGGCGCTCCTGTACCAGTGCTAACACCTGTTTTTGCAGCCGTCTTATTAAGAGATGGAGGCGTTACTCTTTTTGGAGCTGAAGCTTCGCTTTCTTTATAATAATAAACCTTACCGTCTTTTACATCTTTTTTGTAACCTTCTGACAAAAGCTGTTCTTCAGTTTTATCAACTTGTTTGCTTTTTGTATAATCTAACGGTCTTTTTGGTTTGCCACCATCCTGATAGCCAATTCTTGGAGCTTTCATTTGCTATATGATTTTGGTATAAATATAGCAAAAGTTATATTATCATTATGATTAATTTTTCACAATTCTATTCCCACAAAGCTCACTCGTACAATAGCCGCCTTTATAAGAAATATGAACCCCGTGTGCCCTGTCTAACGGAATCAACATGGCTGCATTATGTAACGGTTCATCTTTTAATAAATTAAAAGCAGTTAAAGAAGCTGTTTCAGACATATTTTCAATGGTCCCATGTACCCATGCTCCCCATGAACAATTTTCACTTGTGCCAAATGTTTTTGTGTCACAAACGTAATCCATTCTGTCCTTAGTTTCTTCTCCAGTAAAATGAGCTGTATTTCTAATTTCAGCGTGCATTAAATGAGTTTTATTATAACTCATCCACATATTATGATTCATTGCCATAATATAAAGTGTATCACTCCATCTTAACTCACAAATACCTTTAGATTTTCTGTATTCATTAAGCTTTTTATGAAACTTCTTAGCTGTTAATAATTCAAGTCTTGAAACAGAGTCTGTTCGGTTCATTATAATTGGAATATCCCACACTTTATACACCTGTCCAGTACATTTTGAAGCAATTAATAAAAAAGCTATTGAAAACAATAACACAATTATAATTGTTCTTCCATCACGCTTAGGGTCTTTTTGCAAGTCTAAATACATAAGTTTTTATTTTTAAAGTTAAACATTTATTGATTTATTTAGAATTATTTCAAACAAATTATCTGTTTTTCTGTAATTATACCTAAAACAAAATTCATTAATATAATTAGCCAAATATCGTCCTGAAATTTGATGAAACTGTCCATAAATACCTCTTTTTAATATTGCCCAAAATCCTTCAATACTATTTGTATAGAATCCATTTTTAGAAAATATACCTTGTTGATGATTAACTACTTTGTGTTTATATTCATCCTCTAAACCTTTATAACCGCCAAATCCATCAGTAACAATTGTAGACCCTTTTAAAATATATCCTTTTATAAACGGGTGTAAAGATTCTTGCGAAGGCGTTTCGCTCATTATAAAACAAGCCACTTTTCCGCCTTGTTCCAACATTCCTAATATTGGTGTTTTATTTACATATCCCCGTCCTTTTTTATTATGAATATCCCGTTGCCATTTATGTTGATTAGAAACATCTGGACCATGAAAATATTCATCCATTTGAACAATTCCACTTAAATAATCTATTTTTTCAATAAAAGCTTTACGAATTCTCATAAGCATAAACCAAGCTGTGTTTTTATTTATTTTAAGTTCTCTTGATAACTGCATAGCGCTAATGCCTTTTTTAGCATTAACCACTGTAGAAATAGCTAAAAACCACTTTCTAAGATCACATTTAGTATTGTGAAATATGGTATTAATGGTTACACTAAATGTTTTATTACAAGAATTACAATGATGCCGTAATTCTTTTTTCGCGGATGAAATTTTAACTGATTGACAATAAGGGCATATAGGCTTATTATTCCAACGAATCTTCTCTAAATACTTAATACAGTGTTTTTCTGTTTTAAAAGTTTCATATATTTGCAGTATATTCATTTGTTATCGGTTTTATAGTATAACGAATGAGTATTAAAAAGGTTACTAAATTTTATAACTTTTAACTATTTTAACAAATATGGGAACTTCCCACCTACAGGTAGAGACTGAAGCTAAATTTATTGATTTTGCGGGCTCATGCTTGAAATAGTGGAAGGCTTATGATTGGAATTTGAGAAAGATTCACTAGGTCGAAAAATAACAACAGGTAAATTTATTTATTCTTTAAGCAAAGAATTAGAGGCTAAGTTAAATGAAGTATTAGAAACTCATTATAAATCCTCTCCATTTACCATAAATGAAATTAGATTTAAAGTTCATACTGATGAATCTGGTAAATTAATATCTACTGCAAGTGTTGATGTTGGATTAATTGGTTATGATCCAAAGAAAAAAGACTAAACACATTTCTTAAATGAAGACTCAAATACATTTAAAAGCATCTTTTGTTCAAAGCCAAATTCATCATCTTCAAATTTTACATATATTTCCAATATACCATCTACAATTTCAGAAACAACATCAATAACATTTCTTTTTTCAAAATGATTACCAATAATATTTTCATAACAACCTTTAAGTTCTTGCTTCTTAATAAAAACTGTTTTTATTATTTCTTGATCTTTCATACACTAAATATACTAAACAATGAAAAATAAGCACCTACAGGTAGAGAATAACCAATTAATTTCTGATAATAAAGAACTTAAAAAGCTTTACAATGAATTTATTTCTAAATGTAAGGAGTTTGATTTAAAATACGGGTCGGTGGATACAGCAAAGAAAATGATGGAATTTAAAGGTAAATGTGTTCTATTAATAGATAGGTCTATTATTAAATAGTTTTTTGATACTTTTTGCTAAAATCCTCCAATGATATAAAATTATAATCATCATCGTCCCTTAATTCTATAAAATATACATTATATTTTAGTGCGGGATGAGACAAAGCGTAACTTTCATAATGGTCAATCATATCCATGTCAATTGCATTAACTAATCCCATTACTGGTAATACTATAACTCTTTCTATATAAATAGGTTCGTTTTCGTTTAAAAACAAAACCTCTGTTTCTTCATGTTTTATGTATTTATCAAGTAACTCTAAAGCCTCTATATTTTTCATACCATAAAAATAGGCTTTTTTTTCCTTTTCTAGCTCTTTAAGTTCCTTACTATACTTTATACTAAGACTTTTTATAAGATTTTCTCGCTCTGCTTTTGTTTTATCCACCACAACTCCTACCATATTCTCCTTCTCATACTTATATTCTTCAAATTCTCTTTTTAAAAGCAAATGTTCAATGGATAAATCATGTAATCTGTTTTCTTTTTCTAATAATTCCTTTTGACGATAAGCTTTTCTTTCAAACACAGCAAAAATTATTTGAATTAACTTATATAATAAAAATCCACCTACTATTAAAACTATCCCTCCTATATTCCCACTTAAAACAAACAACATTGTCAATGTTTTTAATTTATTTTTCTACTTTTTCGGGATGAGTTATTACATTATTTTTATAAAGTCCATTTAATGCTTTGTTAAAAAATTTAATAGTTAATGGTCTTGCGCGTTTACTATAAAGCCCATCAGAAAATACTTTTCCATTAATCTTTACAAATGGATTGTCTTTACCTATATCGTATAAAAACATCGTAAAAAACATATTTACCATATTGCCACCGCCTGAAAATATCATTGTATTTCCAATGTTATAAGCGCTAAATGAATTATTAGAAATTGGCGCGTTAACCGACTGAATATCTACAACAGCCATCATATCGATTTGCTTCTCTTTTAAGACCTTTTCTATTTCTTCTGAAGAATATTGCCGTATGGCTGGAAATAATGAATTATAACTAATGGTATTATATCCCCGATTAGTTAATATTTCAATAATAGCATCATTAACGCGCCCATCCGCATTAGTTTTAAATAAGATATTTTTATAGATTTTTGCCGTATGCGTAGGATCAGCTTCCATATAAATATCATTCGCGAGTTTTGTTTGAGAATGGTTAACTAACCAAATAAACATTAGTAATAAAACACAATGTATTTTATTCATTTTGACAGGTTTTTATGTCACTAATGTTCCGAATGGACGTTATTAAATAATCAGGCGTGGAACATTTAGAATACTTGTTGCCGAGGTGTTTCGAATACCCACAAATCAAATAAACTAAAGTCCACGCCCTTTTCTGGCGCAAGACGCATAGCTAGTTGTGATCTGTGTGGTTGGAATTTTTCGAAACTTTCGGCAACCAAGCAAAACTAACGCTTGCAATTTTATACCAATAACTTAAGTATCAATACAAATATAGTCAAAAAGTTATTGTTTCTTGAAACCTTTTTATAGGGGAAAACACCCTATTCCTATCTGTTAAATTGGGTATATTTAATGTATGAATGAAACGTTAGCAAATAGACTAGTTGGAATATTGAAAAAGTCCGACTTAATAGGAAAAAGTTTTTACAATAAATCTCAAATGGATGAAAAAACAATTAGTGACTTTGAAACAAGCCAAAAAGCAAATTCAGAAGAATGGGCTATTTATGTTATTTGTGGTGAAGAAATTGAATTGGGAAATATTCCAAGAATAGAGTTAAATGTTTTATTTTCTACTTATTCCGAACTTTCGTAGGCTCTATAAGCAAATAACTTATATCATTTACTATTGTTACTTTAATGTGACGTTCTGATAAAAATCCTGTTTCAACTTTCATATAAATAGCAGGATATTTATATTTAGCTGTTTTATAATATTTAGATAAAACCTTGTTAAGGTCTTTTTCAAGTTTATCCTTAATGCTTTTAATCTCTTTAGCTGGAACTCTATTTGGATTTAATTCTTTTGCCAATTTGAGCGGAACTCTTAACCATTCTTTAAATAATGATTATTTTCACTACCTGTAGCTAAGAAGTTCCCAATTTTCATAAACAAATATAATCAATAAAAATATTCATCCGAAAAATTTTTGTTAAAACTTCAACTTAAAATAGCTTATTACTCTTTGTAACAATTTGATTCCCTTAACCAAAACAGTTGGATCGGTTGTCCAATTTTTCTTAAAATATCTTACAATAGTGTACATCCCCGAAACCTTCCCATTCGTTGCAATAGGTTGATTATGATATAATCCTTCATCAACAATCTGATAATTCCTATTCCACGACTTTACATTATTATCCTGCGCATTTTGAGTTTGATTAGAATAATAAAAGTCCGTAAAATTCTCATTATTACCAATATCAACAGAATAATCTGTCGCAAATCCTTGTTGAGTTTTAGGATTCACAACAAAAGTTATATCGTTATTAACAATCTTACCATAAAATTTATCATATTGATAACCATTCAATGTTAATGAATAAGGCGCTTCTTCATTTTCAATATAAATCTCATTAGGCGCATTGATTTGCTGTAAATTAGGGTCATTCACTAAAGGATAGGCATTTATTGTTTCATCCGCCAAAAAGATAAACTCTCCCTCTACATTACCTATAACCATTCCTGTTTTAGCAAAAGTCGGACAAACCATATCTGAAGCATAATAAATATCCGCGTTTTTTGGATTATTAGCTGATAATACCGATTGATTATGATTATGCCACAATGCAGGAGTTTTATCAAAAAACCCTACAAATTTATTTAACACATGACTAAAACCTATTGTAAAGTCTTTAGCCAAAACTTGATAATCTAAATAGTTAAACATTACAGAAGGATCAGGACCATTTTGATACCACGATCTAAATTTGAATGTCAAATAACTCATTTTATTTTTTGAATCATAAACCCCAACAATACCTGTGCCAATCAAAGGTCTATCAGAGCTTATATCAAAAGTCTGAGAATTTAAATACGTCCCTCCAAAATAAAGAGTTAATCTTTCTAAAAATACTTCACTAAAATATGATTTAACGCCTGTGGGAACGGTTATTTCTGCAATACTTCCATTTAAACTCATTACACACACATCTTTGTTGTGCATATCAAACCAAATCCATCCGTCAGTTGTATCAGTTAAACCGTGTTGGTGTTGATTGCCAAATTTATTAGTTATCAAATCAAAACGATTAATAACACCGCCAGTACCTAAAGTAGTAACCGACCCAGTTGAACCTGATTCAATAACCCTTTCTAATATTGGAACAGAACCAACCGCTAATTGCTGCCAATAAAACACATAATCACCTTTAGGACGCACATTATTAATCTCGCCATATTGACCATTAACATCCCTATAATCGTTCGTTAAAAAGACTCTAAATGAATCTATTGGCTCACCAATTATTTTTTGTCCAGCCCATCTAATTCTAACAGGAAAACGTCCTGCAAAATTTATGTTAACTGGTAGCGCAGGATATTTAAAAGCATTTCCTTCACTTGAATATCCATTATTATAAGAATAATCTTCTAGTCCTAAATTAGCCCCAGCCCCACCATTATATGTCACTCCCTGTGTATCATTCTGCATCCCGAAATCAGAAGTTTTACGCCCCCTTCTTAAATTGTAATTACTATTGCATTCACAAGGAAAAAGCACGGCATAACCGCTTGGCGAATTAGTTGCAGGGGCAAACGTCATCCCTCCTAAATAATTTACATTAAATAAACCATAACCCTGATCTATAATACAAGTAAAACAATCTCCACCGCCAATTTGAATATTATCAAAAACTAAAAAATTCTTACCACCTATAACCGTTAAATTATCCGCAATAACTGTTGAATCTATTTTTTGATAATGTCCTGTTGAAATATAAGTAGTAGCCGCCAACGCCGAAGCGCCTGTACCACCATATTGATTAGCATTTGGAATAATATAATTAACAAGTGCTTTATAAGGATTGGTTCCATTAGCGCCAGTTAAATCCGAATAACTTTGTGCCTGATTATAATTATTAAAATCAGTCAACGTTCTAACCATTATTTTTTTGCCGCCAACATATCCTACTTGGCCAACAGAGCTAACACCACCTCCAACACAAGTAAAATCTATGTTATCTGTAACTGCACCTGTATAAGAAAAATCATTATAAACGTCCACGTTAGGCATAAAATTTACAACAGAATCAGCTTCATTCATCCGTGCATAATTAGTCACGGTTGATTCATTATTATACGTAATATTAGTAGCATTAACGTGTGTATATAATTTACTTGCCCACTCATTAGAAGGATTGCTATATTGTTTATATAAAGCCCCTCCAGAATAAGCCAATCCGTTTAACCATCCGACAACCCTCATAGTATCGCCAACATTCATAAATTTACTTCTTGTAAATGTTTCTGATACTAAATCATCAGGACACATATAAGAATAAATGTGATTAGCGTTATTGGCGTGTCCATTTCCAGTAGCTAATTTTAATTGTGGCAACGGCAATACTGCGGTTGGTCCTGCACCAACTTCCTGCGTCTGCCAACATAATCCTTGTGAAATAATAACAGGATCGCGTTCAGCTCTTACAATACTAAAACCATCTATTTGAGTATAGATTTCTTCAGGTATTTGCAAGCCGCTAATGTTAATTAAATTCGGCTGTAAACAAAACCAATTACTTGTTGTTCCTTTATCAATTAATAATCCATTTTTAGTATAAATAGAATTAAATGAATGATCGCCAATCCATCTTACATAAAAAGGATTTCTTTTTTTATCATAAAATAATATTCCAAACCTGTATTTTTCATTGCTCCAATACCCTTTTGCCATTGATGCAACCGCAGGATTTCTATAATCCCATCCGTTATCAACGGTCATTTCAACATTATTTTTTCTTTGATTAGTGTTGTTTTGTGGATTATATTGATTTAAAGAAACGCAAGGTCTTATCTGAGCGCCAACTGTATGTTGCGCCCAATTTTTATAACCAGCTAAAGCATTGTTTCCTATAAAAACATCCCCGACATTATAAAATGTTCCCGAACCAGTAGGATATTCTGCTGTACCAACAGTAACTAACCATCTTGTTGCGTGTTCTATGCCGCCAACGGTTGCAGGATTAGCACCAATAGTTGGATTAATGCCTGTTCCTCCTTGACCAAACTGCATAACGTTAGAACAAGAACCAGCGCTTGAATCGTTGTCTGCTGGCATTTGATATATATAATCACTCAAAGCAATTGTTGAAATATCAAAACTTGAAAATTCCTGTCTTTCAACAATATTTGCAATTACATTATAATTCTTATTAGTAGTAATTGTTTTACACTTCCGTATAGTAGTCGTAAATAACGTTATATCATCAATAGTAAGTGTTCCTAAATTTACATTTCCAAAATCTTCTAAAGTCATTGTTGTTCCTGTAATAGAAGTAGAAACAACTATTGCTATTGAATAAGGGATTTCTTCTTGTTGGTCAAATTCAACACAAGCAAGTTCGATTACATCATAAGTAGTATCAATATTATCAATACTTAACTGAACTGATTTACCACTATTCACTATTGTTGTAAGTGAACCAGCGCCGACATAATTATGCTCTGTGCTTATTAATGGTAATGGACTTTGGTCTTTACCTACATGAACTGGAAACATTCCATAACTCCACGATGTTTGAAATCCTCCACTAGAAGATTTTAAACGATAGAAATACATACTATTACCGCAATTCTTACTTCCTGCTCCGAATCCCGTGAATTTAATATTTCCTAAATTAGAATCTGGAGTCCAAGATAAAAGTGAAATATCATAATATTTAATCACTAACGTATCTGAGGTAAGTGGAGTAAAATTAGCATTAACAGCTGTAAAAATTGTTCCTGTACCTAGTCCATAACCATAATCAATACCATTATGAGTAGCCGCTCCACTAACAACCATATATTCAACTCCAACTGATAAAGCATTATCGTCAATATAAGTTGTATAAATTGAATTAGCTGTATCTAAAACTCTCGGTTCATTAAAATCATCTGTCCAATAAACTCTCTGTACATTATCATTCTCAGGAAAAGCAAATCCTTCAATCTTATACATCTGCGAAAAATTCAAATCTTTATGAGTATATAAAGGAACATACCCATTAAATGTCATTGTGGCGTAATTAGTTGTAATTGTTTGTGGATCATATTCTATACTTTCACCAATATTAGTCAAAAATAAAACGCCAATTCTGCCATATCCACCACCTGAACTATCAATATAAGTATCAAATACAATTAATTTATTAGGAAATGAAATAAAAGCTATTGACAAAGGTGGTACGCCATAAACTATCGGTCCAGTTGAATCAATCGGTCTTGGCAATGTGAAAATCACTCTATTTCCATAAGTATCTTTTAAGGTAAAATTATTACCATCACTATTAATAATTTGAAAATTCCTTGCGTCCCTATAAGTTCCTTGTGGTTGGTCATAAGGCGAAGTATCTTTAAACATTCCTTCGCCAAATGTATTTATATGGGTAAAAATATTATCGCCTTGTTCCATAATTAAATAGGATAATAGTTATTGCCCCATCCAAGTGTTGTTCTCATACCTACGTGTAATCCGCGTCCTGCATAAGGGTCACTGTTCATAACAGCAATATCATTTCTTTCAGTTGGAGTAAGCATCCCATCATCAGCCCTTGCGTGTGAACATAATTGATTCCATTGACGTTCCCAATCTCTCATCAATGCTAATGAAGCATTACTTGCTTTTTTACCACTTTGCCTTTGATAATATTTCCATAAAATAAAAGCTTCTAGTGCCCTTACATGGTTTTCGCCAATTTCAATAAATCCATCACAATCTGTTTTTGCCCCTTGATATTGAACTGTAACTTTTTTACCATCATAATTAGAAGTAAACACTATTTTATTATTTTGAATAGTATAATCTACATATCCCCATGGAATTTCACCTGAAGTAAATACATCCACAATTAAAAATCCTGATAGATTAGGATTAGACTGGTCAACAAATACACTACCGCCTGAACAAAAATACGAGTTCATTAAATCTCCACAATCGCATCCGTGGTCGCCGATTAAAGCGCATTCTAATATCCTTGCATCATTGGGCAAACAAGCGGCGCATCCGTGAATGTCCAGCACAACACGCTTGCGTTCCATAGCTCCTTTAGAACCTATTTCTTCTTCCGCTTGTTCTGCCCATGTAGTAAATATAGGGCGGTCTTTATCGTGATCTAGCCCAAGCATCATTTGGGCATTCATCACGGGGATTTTTATATTTACTAATTTGTTAATACTCATTGTTTAATACTATAATTAACCATTGTGTTTTTTAAAGCCCTATGAATAGTATTGGATAATTTAGGATTAGAATGAAAATACACATCGTTTCTTGGATTTGCCAAGTGTTCAAAATGTATTTTATACTTTATTCCCATATGCCTTAAACTTATACTATTTGCTTTAACTATTTTATCTCCTCTTAAAATTTTACCTTCTTTCATTAACCTAAAAGCTGTTGTTCCTTCTTTTATTACTTCTCCCACCACAAACAACCTATTCTTTTTATCTAAATATACTACTTCATTCTTTGCTAATTCATCCGCAACAAAATATTTACAATAATCCCTCCAAACCTTTTTTATCTGCGAGTCTTTTGGTGTATAACCAAACTTTTTCTTAATTCTTCTTTTCAAAGAATCAATTATTCGCTGTTGGTTATAACGACCTTTGTTCTTGAAGTGTACTCGCGCCTTTTGCTTGTCGTTCTGCATCTATATTATCATTTTTAGTATCAACTATCATATTATCTTGTATTTGGAATTCTTTAGTTAAAATTTCTAAAATAATTTCTCTTGCCATTTCTCCTCCAACAGGATAATCACTTGTTTCTTCAAATGCTGTTACTTGGTCGTATAAATATACATTACCATTACCTGTAAACGTTGTTGCAACACCGCCTATAAATGTATCGTTAGGATTGTAAGTAATTGTATTATAAACAATATTTCCAAACTTAACAATGTATTTTGTTCCGCTCACAATATTTCCACTTACAATTGGCTCGGAGTTTATTATAAATCCGTCCTCTGGATATAAAAGTATTGGAGATAATCTTAATCTTGTTGCCCCCCCTGTTGCATATAAAGTAGTGTTATATCTTGAATAATATTTAAACTTAGACATTGTACTATCGGAAGGAATATTTTGCAATAGCTGTAATGGTCGCGGATAATATGCATATTTACCACACGCAGAAAATAACGACCATATACCAACATCCTGATTAGATGCACCTGAATTTGTTAAAGATATTACAGGGGGAATAGTTGTTTTCATCATATCACAATTACAAAATGTAACTGTTGGATCATCCGCCACTGTAATTTTATAAAAATTAATATAGAAAGGTTGAGTTACCCATGCAAAATCTACTGTCTCATTAATTGCATAATTACGAATAATTAATTGAGCGCGAGTCTGGTCTATAAGCTCACTAATGAACCTGTCGGACAGACGCGAATCATCGTTTGGCGCGTTTCTTTGCAAAATTAACAAAGCCTCATCTATTAGACTCTTTTTTGTCATGTTCAAATATAATAAATATAATAAACAAAAAAGCCACATTTTATTGTGACTTTTAAGCTAAGTAGTGAATTAAAAAAACAATCCTATGATAGATTTATTTATGTAAATATAGATTTAATCCTTCTACTAATATTAACAAAATATTAACCGAAACCGAGCCTATAATAATTTTACCCCTTCGATTAACCTTGTCCTGTGCTTTAGAATATTTATCGGAAAATTGAATTGCAGATGCTTTATAATTATCTGCTAAATTCTTTTGTGACTTATTTTGCTCTTTTAGGTCATATTCATTAGCTCTATATAGAGCAATACGCGCGTCTTTGTCTCTTATTTGAGACTTATATTCAATCGTATCTTTTAGAAGCGTCTTATAAGCTAATTCGTGGTAAACAAGAGAATCCAATACAGAAATATCCACACATACTTTATTTCCACACTTTGTTATAGTTTGCGAGAATAGAATCGTAGGCGCGCAAACGAGAATCAATATCAAGGTTTTTAAGATTTTCATAATGTTTACTTAAAATGGTATGGTTTTTGTTAACTATTGAGTCACTAATTGTCTGTTTTTTAGCAAGTACAACGTCTAAGGAATCTCTAAAATGAATTAGAGCCTCTAAGCTATCCGAGCGTTTTTTTAATCCTTCATTTAATGGATTTTCAACATTTACAATCTCTTTTCGGCTATTCCAAATACAAGATGCTGACCATCCAACAATAATTCCTAAAAACAAAGTTATTAGAATTAAAGCTAAATCTCTTTTACTAGGGGTTTTCATATAGGTGAATTTGGATTTTCATTATCCGACAAAAAATTAATAGCTTCGTTAGCCAATCCGCCAACTATTAATATAATAAGGGTTAATTCTGCGCTTGCCATTATGTAAGCCGAAGCTGCCGCTGTTGCGGACAATCCTTTAATTGCAGTAGCTATCTTAATAGCTTTTTTAGTATTTGGTTTAAAATAACTCATATATTTTATTTTTCAATAGTAAAAATATAACATTTTAATACAATTTCAAAATTAAGTCCAAGAGCCTTGAATAACCGTACTATCTAATCCTAAAGAATATATCTCTAAAAATGATCCAGCCGAAACAACTGCCGCTGCTCCAACTACTAATGTTATGGATGGTATGATTGTTCCTCCACTACTTATTTCAAAAGAACCTGAAACTAAAGATGCCATAGAATTAGATGTTGCTCCTGTCTGCATACTTGCTCCAAAAGTATTTGTTATGGCAAATCCACCATTTAAATTAAACGGTCCTGTTGTTGGAGCGGTATCAATACCTGAGTTTGTCATTAAAAAATTCGTTGTACTCGCTGTTCCTGTAAAACTAAAAGCCGCATTATTACTGCCACTAGTATCCATAGATGTTATTCTAAATAAACATCTAAAAAAATAAGAACCTATCGGAAGTGTTAATGTGCCATTTGTAGAACCGTTAAATAATTTCTGAGTGCCAGTGGTGTTTGTTAAAGTATATGTTGTGTGCTGTCTTATTAAATAATAAGAAGGAATAACTCCTTGATTATTATTGGTTATCGCGCTATGAAAAACAGTCCCGTCATACCCCAATCCGCCAGCGCTATTAGTTGTAGCGCTTGATAAAACAGGCGTTGTTAATGTTGGGGAATTAGCAACTATTATGGGATTTGATATTGGCATATTTATTCAAATTCTTGTATTGAAACTGTTGTAACTCCTCCTATCCCTATTCCAAATATTTTCTGAGTACTAAATGTATTATAATTCATTTCCCAACATCCGCCATTATTTACTAAATAAATTCCATTATTTGCTACTGCGGATTGTCCTATTCCAATAAATAAAGGATAAGAGCCTACATTTGTAATAACTAAACTTTGTCGTTTTTTATTAGCATTTATTATTACACTTGATATAACATCAATAGAAGCAGTAGCGGCAGGATTAGCCTTACTTGGTCGTCCTAAAGAAAGCAATAATTGTAATAAACTATCTTGTTGAGCTATTTTACCCATTATTATTGTTTAGCAATTTCAAACCAAATAAATTCTCCAAAAAAACCATTTGTTCCAGAGGCTGTACTTGTTTGAAAAGATAACGCAGCCCCCTCATCAATAGTTATTATACCGTCATAATATCTGGCTAAAGTAGAAATTTGAGGAGTTGTAGTAATAGCACCAGTCAATCCAACGCCTAAAGTTGATACGGCTACAGGTGCAGCTGGCAATGTAGCTGCTAATAAAGACTGAATTTTATTTCCAGATGCTGATCCTAAATTAGCGTTTCTGTGCGCTGTTGTTAAAGTCCCAGTAACAGCTGCTGCTGATAAATTAGTATTAGCTCCTAGCCATATAACTGAAGCTGCTGCAAACGCTACTGTATTAATACATCCTGCATATACTAAAACTCCTTTAACGCCGCTTCCAACTGGATTATATAATGTTAAAGCTGGCGTTGTTGCTGAAAGCCCAGCTTGAGTTGTAATTCCAGCCTGATTAGCTACCATATAAACATTTCCAGTGGAAACCGCTTCCTGATAAAGAGAACCATAAGGAGTGTTTAAAATATTACCATTTAAATTGGTTTGTATATTTGTTAACGCACTTTTATTATATCCTTGAATATCCATAACTAATTAATTTTTAAATATGTTTTTATGTTTTGTAATAATTCTTTATTTTCAATATCAATACCTTGTTCTATTAATTCAAATGTAAGCAAAGCTACTAAATGTTTTGTGTAAATTATATCCCTAGTATTAACAAGTGTTTGCTGAGTTAATCCAGTCAATATTGTATTTAATTCAACATTAGTATAAGGACTATTCTGAATATTCTCAAAATTTGGTTGAATTACTGGACTTAAAAGTTGATTTATATTTAAAAATCTTACAGGGAATTCTTGATTATTCGTACTCCTAAATGCCTTTACAATATCAAGTAAACTTAATTCATTCGGCTGTGTCGAATTTGATTCTGGAACAAAAGTTTCACTCATAAACTTGGTTTTTTGTTTAAATCTACTCTTGTATTTATCCCAAAAATTTTACCTTGATTAGAATATTGCCATAAATAAATGCTATTCCATCCAACAGGTAATTTATAAATTGGTGTATAACTAGCTAACCAAAGCCTAATATTGCCAAGTCCATGATTAGATGGCAAATTATCATTTAAGAAGGTGGTATAACTATAAAGTACATAATCAGTAATTCCTCTTTTCTCTAATTCCTCAAAGAATGATGTAATCCATAATAAAACTTGATCTTTTGTCAAATGAGATTTGTTAGTCTCAATATCTAAAACATAAGGTAATTTTGCGGTATGTAGCCCTGAAACTGATTTAATGAAAAAATCAGCTTCTTGTTTAGCGTCTCCAATAACATCAATAGTATTATTTAAAGTCGCGTAGTGGTAAAACCCATGACCAATACCCGATGCACTGCATTCTAATGTATTTATTCGCAAATTAGCATCAGTATATCCTACACCTTCACTTGCCTTTAGGTAAACTCCTTCTATCTTTGGATCGTTTGTAAGAACTTGTTTCCAGTCTATTTTTCCCTGATTTGCACTTATGTCTATTGTCATTTCTTAATGATTTAAAATAATTAATTCTTCTATTTGACAAATAACCTTCCAATTATTTTTTCTTCTGTAGTTTGTCTTTTATATCTTTTTTAATTTGTCTACTATTATCGGTAATTTTATCCCAATAAATTACAACAGATAAAATAATTGAAATTATGGAAAATAACTTCAATAATATCGCTAACATTAAATTTATATCATTCAATGATTGTTCAAATCCTAATGAAATAAAAGCAGAAATTGATCCTAACCAAAATAAAATAAATCCTAAAATCGGATGAGAAACTGATACATGCTCTATGCTTTCTTTATGTGTATGTAAATCCATAATATGTTTTATGCAAAAATCTGACTCATTTTTGCAAGTATAAGTTGTTTAAGTTTAATTATTCCAAGTCCACTTAAATGTATTCCGTCCGAACTATATTGAGCTAGCAACCTGTTGTCTTGATCTAAAAAAGGAGTATAGGCATCAATAATTCTGCTTGCGGGATATGTTGCATTAATCCATGTATTAAGAGGTGTTACGTCTAATACATCTTCTGGTGGGCTTAAAACGTGCCATACTGTAGCTCCTGCTGCTTGAGCATTACTTACTATGCTAGCGTAATTAGCTTGCCATGTGGCAGATGGTACACTATTTCTTAAATCATTACACCCTATCCACATTAAAACATTTTTAGGAGCTAAATTTGTTACTTCTTGATTGCATAAAACAGCTTCAACTGTTCTGTCTGCTACTCCAGATAAATTAACAACATTATCAACATCATAAGAAAGAGTTACACATAAAGTATCTTGCATTTCTCCATTATAATATCCTTGTGTTTTACTATCTCCTATAACTGCCAAATCCGCTCCTTTTAATGAATAAATATCTAGCCAAATGCCTTGAACTTCTTGCGAACCTCCAAAAGCATATAAAGCTAATTTAAAACGATTATTAAGTTCGCCTGTTGAAGATAATTGTGGATAAGTGTATATATTAGAAATATAATTAACTGATGTTCTTGCTGTATTTGTTGTTACGTTTTTTACAAAAAAAGTGTATTGGTCATCCCGTCTTTGTAACGCAACTTCCATTATATCATTAACTGAATAAGGAACAAGTCCTGTTCCTCCAACAACAACAGTTGCATCTCCGCCAGATTTAGTCAAATAAATTTGAGGAGTATCGGAGGCTGTTCCTACTTGAGAATAATAAGCATAAGCATTAGCTTGTTGGACAACGTTAACAGAATGTACTCCAATTCCAAGTCCATAATCAGTAGCGCCTGTATTTAAAATTTTATACCTCATTCGACAAGAAAAATTTTCAGCGGCGCTTATATACTGATCGTAAGTTAAATATTTAGTAAGTGTGCCTGTACCTCCGCTAACAGTAATTTTACCAGACCCAAAAGTAAATGTAGCCCCTCCAACACTAGTATAGTTCCCTGATGTAAAATCATTAGACATAACGTTTCCATAAACATTAAATGGAGTTTTATTATTATCTCTTATCTGCTGAAGTAACGTTTCTATTGTTTGAAGCTGTTTAGTATTGTCCATTTTAATCTAAATTTCTTATTGATAAAAATTGTATTAACACTTGATTCCATAAAATACCAGATGTTGATTGTAAATCATGGTTGGCTACAATTTGTGAAAGCAAAGCCGCTATAGTATTAAGTTGTTTTGTATTATCCATTATACATAATATTTGTATAAAAATAATAAAAAAAGCGATGCTTGTAACACCGCTTTTTAAAAATAAAATGAAAAGTTTTTAGTTAATTATTTCAAACCCTATTTTCATAGAAGTTGATAATGCATTTGTTGCATGAGCATTGTAAATAATAATATCAAAACTGTTTGCTGTTTGATTCTTTACAAATACATAAGGTAAACCATTTGTAATAACAGTTCCACCATATTCGGTTATATAAGCACGAATATTGCTTGTCGCAGTTGTTTTATTACAAGTTACCGTAAAAGTAGTTGCCGATAGTGCAGCAGTAGACGGTGTAAAAGTTGTAATAATACCTTTTCGTGAATTAACTGTTACGCCAGTTGTAATAGAAGTTCCTTGTGTAACCGAGGAAATTGTCCCTAAAGATGTTCCTTGAATTGTTACCCAATTTCCCGCAACTTTAGCCTCAAAAATTACTTCCTGACCGGGTTGTAAAGCAAATGCAGCATTAGCGACAGCGCCATCAATAGCGTCTCCCGTTTGACCAAAAACATTCATTGATTTAGCCGCATCATTTCTGATAGTAAATCTTTGACCAACTACAATTACTGGCAACTGTGCAGAATCTCCTGCCGTAGCAACTGTTGTAAAAATATTGATCTCAGAAGCAATAGCCGTTCCTGCTTGAGCGCCGCCAGCTAAAGCGGTCATTCCTGAAGTTAATTTGTAAATATTATAATTTCCAAATGTTTGAATTCCATTAAAAGTTTGGTTTCCTTGAGTCATTGCAAAATTAGCATCTGCGCCAGCATCAGGAATTGTATAAATTCTTGCTGCTGCTTGAGAAGCGTTAGTAACTCTTGTTACTGTATTTCCAGCTGAATCAGACACCAAAATTTCTAATTGACCCTTAGCAGAAGATGGTGAATTAAATGTTAATCCAGCCCCACCAATTGTTGTTTGCCATCCAGTAGTGGTATTAACTACAAAACGCGCTGAAGATAATGGCTGAATACGAACCGCTAAATTAACTGCTAAAGCATTAATTGAAGCTGAAGTATTAGGGAAAATATCTAATGCAGCCGCACCTAAATTTTTCACAACTATTTCTTGTCCTAAAAATGCAATTGCTGGTAAAACAACCGAATCTCCTGCTGTTGCACAAGTTCCAATAACGTTAGTCCCTTCTGATAATACAGTCGCAGAACCTTGTCCGCCACCAGCATGAGCTGTAATTCCATTATTAGTACCCATACCACATCTTGAAACCCTCCAAGAAGTTGTGCTTGTGGCTTCAAACATAAGATGTGAGCCAGCTGACAATAAAATTGAAGCATTTGCTGATAAAAGTCCAATAGTTGCTCCTGTTGCAGGAAAAACAGCACAAGGAGCGGAAACACCACTTGCTACTAATACTAAAATCTTCATCCCAACGATAGCCGTTGGTAATTTAACCGAATCTCCTGCGGTAGCACAAGTTGAAATATTATTAATTTGACTTGTTAACTGAGTCGCAGAACCTTGTCCGCCACCAGCAAAAGCCGTAACTGCTGCGCTGGTTTTTAAATTTTCAATATTTAAAAATGTAATACCAGCACCACTTGTTTTTTCAGCAATTTTATCAACATCAATTTGGTCAAATCCTGTTTGACCATCTTCAATGTCTAATAATTGACCAACCGTAGCAACATCTCCTCTTTCGATTCCAGCCGCCACATTTGATATTCTTTTTCCGTGGGCATCAAACCCAGTTATATTTTCTGTAATCATAATTTTTTGTTTTATAAAAATGGCGGACGTTTTTTATTTTCATCCGCCATTTTAAAATTATTAATAATTTAATTATTACATTCTCCAAGTGTTATCACCTAATACTAAAATAGTATTTGATGTGTTTGTTGGAACGCCGCTACCTGTCCCAATTGCACGAACAAATGGAATTACAGTAGTTCCAGCAGGGAAAACATAAGCTGTTGCTTGAACTGAAGTTACATCAACGCCATCTACATAAAACCATGCTTTACCAGCAATATCCACCTTTATTTCAAATACGTGAGTTGCTGTATCTGCCCAAGTTTTAGTAGAAGATGTAGAAACTTCACCAGCACTATTCAAGTTAGTCATAACGTTAATAGTTTGAGTTGCGGCTGAAGCATTAAATCCAAGTGCTGCATAGTTAGCGTAACCAGAAATAGCTGTGTTAAACGCTACTTTAGTTCTAAACCCTACATAGAATGGATTCGCCTGAGAAACGTCTGTAATTGTTCCTTTATAATAGAAAGAAAATGTTTGCTTTCCAACTACAAAATTTTGGTGAGGTGTGCCTAATGGCTGACCAGCCCACTCAAGACCTTCAGCGGCGTTGTCTAAATCCCAAATCAAACCACTACCATTAGTAGCGTCCCAAAGAGGGAAAATTTGAGTAGATGCTCCTTTGATATAATAAGGAGCTTGACTAGTTTTCGTTAACAACGTGTTAATATCGCCATCAGAACCAGTTGGAATACCAGCAGTACCAATACCAGAGAATGAAGGGCGATTATCCCAAAATTCAACGATTGAATTCCAGTCATTTTTATATAAATCAGAAATATGACGGAACATTACCTTTTCAAATGCAGTAAATCCACTTGCGTTTGTTGTATCTGAACCCGTTCCATTATCAACCCATATAGTTTGAATTTTATTAACTAGCGCATATTGTCCTGTTTGATTATGTGCAGAAGCTAAATCATAAGATAAGATAACGAATGCGTTATATTTTTGACCAGATACGGCTGAAAGACCATCTGCGGTTAAAGGAGGTGCGATTAATGTACCAGAAATTAAATTTCCATACATAAAATCCATCACTGGAGCGCCTTTAGCTAAATTAGCGCCAACACCTACTGCATAAACAGCTTGAGTTGTAACCGCAATATTATTAGACACATAACCATACCCTGTGCTATCAGACCAAATACCAACAGTACTTTTGCCTTGACGACCACTTTGACCTTGTTGATAAAGAATGTTCCAATCACTTAATAAATTAGGATTGTAACCAGCATCATCAGTAATAGTATAAGTGCCGTTAGATGTTGTTGCGGCTAACACATTGTTAGATGTGTCCGCGTTAATTTTTGCAACAATTTGTGTAGCGATATACTCTCTACGTAACTGAGCAGTTGCTCCCTCAGCCGCCAAAGATACTGTAGTTGTATAAGTATATGGCTTCATTAAATTTTGTGAACCATTCACGTTTTTACGTGGGTCGCCAATATAAACTCCATATACAGTACTTCCAGTTGGTGTCCATGTTGTGTCCACGCCAGCTATTGTTACTACTTGTGATACTTCAGCTTTATAGAGAACTTCTTTAATCGAGTAAATGTTACTTGTCTTTGTAGAAGTTTTCAATCCAGCTATGGCGAGTACCCCGCCACTGCATATTGCATCACTCGCTGCGGATGTGCGCAATAATACTGCTTCATTGATTTTTGTACTCATTTTTTTTAGTTTTTGAGATTAATAATAGTGTAAATGTACTGTTTGTTACATTCTGACAATCAAGTGTTAAGAACTGTTGAAAACTTTTTAAGCTTCAATTTTATTTACTTCTTTTTCAACAAACATTTCCTTGTTAAAATCGCTGATATTTCCACTTAAAATCTCAGCCACTATCCAGCACATTTTTTCCTGTATTTGTTCCGGTAAATTAGAATCTACTAATATAGATGTAGGAATTACTTGTCCGCTAGTTAATACAGTTCCAACTGCTACAAATTGATCTCCTGCGTTATAAGTAACAGAATTTTGTACCGATTGTTCAACAGCTGTATAGTTAATGCCATTAGTTAATGTCCCTGTATCATCAATTAAATCAGATTCATTTCCTATGTAAAAATCAGAAGGGTTTTTTAAATATGTCAATTCACAAGTAACTGTTCCGCCTAATCCGCGATAAACTTTCCAACCAGTTGCATCTTCTCTTTGAAATATATATTTGTTAGTGGGTGTAGTCCATGTATTTTGTAATGTTCTGTTTAAAGAATCATCATCAACAGGAGTAACTTGAGCAAGCACACTGTCAACAAAAATATTCATTACTTGAAAATAATAATAATCAGAAGGATAATTTACGTGACTAATTGTATAAGTTGGTGTAGGAGACAATGTAGAAACGGCTGGTGTTAAATCTGTTTTTAAAGTATAAAGATATTTACGAACTTCATCAACATCATCTTTAAAAAATTCAACTATGCGCTTTTGCACTGTTTGAAATGTAAGATTATATTGTTGAAATGGGAAACGGGACGTTCTTGCCCTGTCCATATAGGAATCAACTCGTTCCTTCATTTTTATTGCATTCATCCTGAATATTTTGAATCAAATATAAATAAAAAAGGCGGTTGTTTAGACCGCCTATTAATAAAAGTTATTCAAATTACACTGTTTCAACAGAAGCCTTTTCCGCTTCTCTTACTTTAACTAGTAATGTTTCGTACTTTGTTTTTGGAGCTTGCCATCCGCGAATTTTTAGTTCTTCTGCGCGTTTTTTAAGCTTTGCCATATCCCCGCCAAATTCATCATCAATCGGTGTTGAATTTTGAATCTTTTCATTTGGAACATCTTTTAACTTAGCTTCCATTTCAGCTAATCTTCTCTCAAGTTCTAATTCCCTTGCGCTTTTTTCAATTACAGGGGCTTTATACGACTGAATAGAATGAGTGCTTTGCTCTCTCTTTTGTAGCGTTAAAGCTGCAATAGATTGCGCCATATCGGGTTTTTTACTAAGTTCTGTAACAGCTAATTCTTTAGTTTTACCTAAAATTAATCCGCCGTACTTATATCCTTCCATTGGATTAAACTCAATAATACCCATCGACTGAGCATTTGTAAGAATAGTTAAGAACGGTCTTGTAGGACTATTGTACATTTCCAAAAATTCTTTTGGTTTCGCCTCTACTGCTGTTGCTAACTTGTCCGCCAAAACTAATGGAGAAAAAATAGTTGGATCAATGCCAAAATTACGAGCAATATCCTTCAATTCTTCACCATAAGGAATTCCCTCAATAATTTCAATTGCTTTTTTCTTCCATGATCTTAAATCAATATTAGCTCTTGCGTCTTTTTCTTTGTCGCGCAACTTAAAACGAGGCTTACCTTGAGTGTCCTTAATTTTGTTCATCTCAATTGCCTTCGTAATAATAGCACATTTTTTAGCATGGTCAGGAATTGACCTATCATAAAAAACGTTATTAGATAATTTGATTTTTTGATGCTGAATATGCTTACCTGTATTGTGAATGCCAACAGGAATTTTCCAGATTATACCTGTTGAAAGGTCTGTAAATCCACTAAATAAAGCATCGTTTGATAAATTCCTTTCAGAATCTTTTTTCTTCATTGATTCAATTTCAATGACGCCCTCTTTTGGACAAATGTTAGGATTGTCTAAGTTAATATACTTATGTTTCATCCCGTTTCCATCTTCTACCCAAATAAATGTAGAAGTGGTGTCTACTTGATTTCCTTGTTGTTCCATTTTTTTATATGAGCCTCTCGCTCGTTTTAAATTAATTATTTAAAAGTGGCGGACAATATATCCGCCACTCTATTTTTTTATCCTTTGTAGATAATGCCGCAAAGTTGAGTATTATAAACAACTAACATATCTTGCTGTAAGCAAGCGTATTTGTTAGCGTCTTGTTCTGATTGAACAAAACCAGATCTACCAGTTAAACCAATATAATCCGCGTCTACTTTCTTACGGCTGATTCCATTTGCCTGTTTGTACAAAATATCCATTGTAGGACCATCGCCATTAGTATTTTTTGACATACCAATGAAGAAAATTGTACTTGACATATCTGGAACTCCATTGCTATCTAAATTAGTGAACATGCGAGAATCATCAAACATTGTATGCTTAATGAATGTTACGCTGTTACCATTTAAATTTAAACGCATAAAGTTTAGACCAGTAGCTGTTTTAGCGCTTCCAGCATTATCAGTTTGAACAACTGTTTGGAACAATTGTGTGCCTTGATTTCCGCTGATTGTTGGAGCAACACGTTGAACGTTTGCATACGCAGCGGTTCCGCACATTCCATACCATTCGATTTCATCTACTTGGTTAGAGCCTAACTGCATTGTTTGCATAATTTCTTCAAAGTCATCCGCAGTCGGTTGTCCGTCTACGCCTGATCCGTAAAGAATATTATTGCCGTTAACTTGTTGTTCAAAACCATCACCTTGAGTAATAGGCATTCCAGTTTCAGGGTCGTTACCTAAAGAAGAAATTGTACGTAATGAACCGTCTGAATTCTTCATAGAAGAAATACCAAACCATTTGTTACGCTCATCTTCCATTGCTAACTGAGCTTGTAATTGTTGTACTTTAGCGTACATCCAACCAACACGTCCGCCCATTCCTTCAGCGTTTGTGTATTCATACCATAAAATATCAGACGCGGCATCACCAGTAATGGTAGCTGTTTTACGCTGAATAGTCATGTGGTTAACGAATACATCAGGTTTTTTATCGCGACTATAACCACGAAGTGAACCTTCGCCATAAGATGAATACATTGGCATACAAGTATAAGAACCTGCTTGTCCAGCAACATCATTAGTCCAGTTGAATGTCGACCCGTCAACTGTTTGGAATGTATAAACAAATCCAGAAGATGAACTTCCGTTTCCGTTATCCATTACGCGTGCTTGTAAACGAGAATTGAATGTTACAATCCAGCCTTGATAAAGGTAATCGTCTTGCATTAAAAGTTGGAATGAACCAGTTGAACCTGAAGCGCCAATTTGTGATAAAATCACTGCATTGGTTTCGATACGTCCGATTACATCAAAACGATATGCTTTGTTTCCGATGCCTTTAGTTTCGTCAATAAAACGAGGTGTTTTAGTTGTTGAAGGATTAATACCATAAGGAGTGACAGCGCCATCAACTAGCATTGTCATCATATAACGTCTGTTCTTGTATTCTAAGAACTTGCGGACTTCTGGTTTGAGAGCCTGATTTCTAATTAAATCGTTCTCATCAGTACAGGTCGGTCCGAATGTACCTTGTACTATGTTAATTTGCCCTTGAGCTGCCATTTTGTTTTTAGTTTTTGAGTAATAAAAAGTTTAATTTTTACCCAAAATCTTCTTTCAAAATGTCATTGATTTCATTATTCGGTTTTCTTGGTACTACTGTACTATTTATTGATCCCTTGTCAGTATTAGGGATTGCGTGCAATTGCTTCTTATGGTCTAACAATACTTTTTCTCGAACCCTGTTCTCGTAGCCTTTAATGCCTTTCTCGTAAAACTCATCCATCATTATTGCACGCGCTAATTTCTCAGGATTACTTAGGAGTTGGTCGATAGCACCTTCGCTTATTCTTTTACGAAGGAACTGGCGGTCAATGTCCGATACTTTCTTGTCCAAGAACGTTAAATCCCTGTCTAACGCTTTACTTACTTGGTCAATTTTCTCTTTATCAGCCGCGACTTTTGAGTCCTGTATCTTACCCTGATACTCTTGTATTTTTTGTTTATGAAATTCTTGTTGTTGCAAACGCTGTTTATTAAGTTCCATTCGGATCATTCCATCTACAGCATCTTCTCGATTAGCGTCTTTAATTTGCTGATATTTTATGTCAACCATTTCTTCTGTAAAATCAGGATTCCCCGCTTTAATATCTGCACGAATTAAAGTTTCTTTATCCATCTTTAAATAGTTATCTATTTTAATTGTAGGATTTAATACCTGTTCAATAGATAAATCTGGTATTTGATTGGCAAGCTCTAAAGCTGCTCTGATTTCAGGTTTTAAATTAGCCCATGCTGATTCTTTGCCTTTATTCTCGGCTTCCTGTCTAATCTTTTCAATATTCTGGTTCTCAACCGCTAAATAAGACTCGAAATCTTCCTTAAAATCAGCTGGCACTTCAATTCCTTTTGATAATAAAAGAGCTTTAAATGTTCCATCTTCAGCGTCTAATAAACCAGTATTTAATTCGCTTTCAGTAACAAATCCTTCGTTCTTAGTTGTTTCGGATATTTTAGCTTCAATTTCTTGTGGTGTTGCTGTTTCTGGTAAACCTAATTCAATAGCCTTTGCCTTAAAATCATCCGCGATTTTTTGTTCCGCAGCTTGAACCTGTTCTTTAGTTGCGTTTTCTTCTAACCCAAGTAATTTTGCTTTTTCAACAAATAACTTAGTTTCTTCTGCTTTAACCGAGTCCTGAGTTTCTTTTGCGGCTGCAATTTCTTCAGGAGTTTGTGTAACTGTTTCTGTATTAGTAACTGGTGTTTCTTTTTTCTCTGATGCAAATTCGGGGATTGTTGATAAAAAATCAATTCCAACCTCTTTAACACCATCATTACTAGCGTTCGCCTCTCGCGAAGTATCTGTAACGTTTGTATTTATTGTGGTTTCCATTTCAACTATTTGGTTTCAAATATATTACTTTTATTTATTCTTGCAAAAATTTGTTCTCAGCCTGATGCTGGTCATTAATCAGTTTATTCTTTGATTTATTATCGTCAATAGCTATTTGTCCCTGAGTTTTAGCTCCTATTGTATCAATATTTACTTTTTCAGCTCTCATTGCGGCTTCATCCGCCATTTGTTTTTGCATTTGTAATTGTTGTTGCTGAAGCGCTTGTTGGTTTTGTGCTTCCTCGGCTCTTTGTTGTGCTGCAACCGTTTGAACTCTTACATAAGCATCTTCAAAAATCTGTTTAGCCTCTACAAAAGTTTCTGACATTTCAAATTTCAATACATCGAGCGGTTCAACCATCTTAGAATTCATTCCAAACTCCATTAGCTGGCGCATACGCTGTTTAATTTCGTTATACCTACCTCCGCTCTGCAAATACACTCCGTAGTCTCTAAAACCTATTTCTGTGGTCATTTGCATATACTTAAACTTCTCGCTACCTAATATCTGTTCGCCCTTGTCGTGTTTATAAAAAGCATAACTAACTTTTGTTGCTTCAACAATTCTTAATAATACCTTTTCAGTAAACAATTCCATTGCGTAATAAATCGGCGCTGTTTGTGTCCGCGAATTTTCAATAGCTTGTTGTGAATTAGTTACGGTGGCTGATGCTGCAATATACCCTTCTCTTGTTTCGTTAATACCAGTTAGTCTATCCATTGTCTGGAGTATCTGGTCTTTTAATACAAGTAATTGTTGGACTGATTGGCTTAATCCAAGATCGAACTCTTTAAATAATTCCATCCCAGATAAATTACGACCAGAAAAATTTCCTGATGCTGAACTATCAACATCAATAAAACTATCATTAGTCATATCGTAAGCAATCTGTTTTAAATCGCGTTTTTTTGGTAAAGCCGCCCTATCATACATCATTACCTTGCCTTTCATCTTGGCAAGTTCTTTCAATATCTGATACATAATAATATCAAATATGTTATCGAAATTCTCAATAACTTTTTGAACCGATATACTTAATCCATCTACTCTGCCAACATTAATTCCGATATAAGAACTATCTAAAATATAAGACGGTGTATTGTGTCGGCGCATTTGAAAAGGTTTGCGGCGCATATTTTTATAAAACACCCCGCCAATTAACCAACCTTCCCATAAATCTTCCTCCCATCTGATTTCAATTTCATATTTACCACTTTCTACGTCTTTATCAAATGAAGCTTTATTTTCTTCATACTGTTTAGGAGAAACTTCAAACGTTACATTAGGATCAACAGAGTCCCACTCTAATTTACCTTTGCTCTTTGGTGCAACTTTATAATAACGCGGTTTCATTGCTTTCCATTCACAATGAATTACATCTAATAACAATTGCTTACCAACAAAAGAACCCATCCAGTTATTAACGCGCCACATACCAACCCAATTACTTTGCATTTCCTGTAAAGTATTTTTCTCGGCTTCAGTGAAATCAAACCGCTTTAAAACTTCGTGTAAAGGCATCCGCTGACGCACTCCCTTAATTGTACTCTTTTCTAAGAAAAAGTCATTTTCAATTTCCTGATAAATAGAATCCCGCGGGTCAATCTTTAAATAATCAACATCTCCGTCTTCGTTAATTTCAATTTTACCAAAACATGAACTTGTAATACAAACATCTAAGAATTGCTCCCCAAATTTATGTATCATGTTTAAATTCTTAACTTGTTCATTAAGAATTAGTTGCATTATATCTTCACACTTATCTTTTGGTGAATATTTATCCCATATTGGGTCTTCTTCTGAGGATGGGATTTGCGCCCCTTCCATTATATCAACTCCTGCCTTATCCTTTAAATCTTCTAAAGCCCCCTTAGCCATCATTGCACCCGTCATAAAATCCATCTGACGCATTTTTTCACTCATTGCCTCTATATTGATTGTTTCAACAGTCGCGGCTAATGGGCGTTTGATCCATTCGCCATGCAATAAGTTTAACTTGGTCCGCCCCGCTCTATACGCTATGTATTTAGCTTTATTAGAGCGTCCGTAAGTTTTTTGCCAAAGGTCGTTGTGCTTTTGATTCTTTACGCCATTATATGACTGATATAAAGCAGTCATTTCTTGTTTTCTCCAATCGTAAGTTTGTAATAAATATCTGCCGTATTGTAAGAATTTCTTTGCCCACTCTGGGGTTTTTTCTTTTTCTGAAATCGCTATAGGAGGTAATGAAAAGGACATATTATTTACTGATTTGTTGTAAATATAATAACTTTCAATTAATTACAAGCCCCATTCTTCGTAATCTTGTTCATCGGTTTTCAACGAGCGTCTTTCTGTACCGTGATGATATTCCCCGTTTGCGTCAAATGTTCCTGCGTGTAAATTGAATAGTTCGTCTGGATTAACTTCATCTTCATTAGTAGGACGTAATTCTTGGCTTACATCTTGACATAAAGCAATTCCATACGCATCAGCCAAGTCATTATCAGAACCAATTTCTTGTTCATCAAAATTCCCCAACTGATTAATTAAATCCGCCTGAATTTTTGAACCATTCGATAATTCTTCAACGTGATTAAACCATATATCTTTTGAATTATAATAAACCGCAGCTTCCATTAACCCTATCATTAATGGTCTGCTATAAGTATTAAGGTGCAGCCAATATGTATGCGTTTGGTCTGACTTTTCAGATTCAAATTTTTTCGGACGATAAGCTAAATACATTTGTCCGCCTCTATCCTCAAAATATTTTATGATTTGTGACTTTGCAACATCCCCCAATACATTTCCTCTTAAATTATAATATACAGACAATTTAAGGCACATTTCGTAGAATATCTCTTTACGTTTAGGACGCGTACATATAACAGCAACAGGCGCTTTTTTTAATGCGCCTTCAATATTGTTCTCACGAATTAAAACACACATTGCTCCTAATGATTTAGAAGTTTTAGCAATGTCCTGATCGTAGCTGTCAATTCCTGCCGAATATAAATTAGAATGATTTTTTCGCGGATGCTCTGTATCTAAAATATAAAAACATAATTCCGCATCGTCTTCAGGTTTAGCTGCCGTTGCTACAACTTGCAAAGGCGTTTTAATCATGTTGGTTTTTTCGTCCTTAACCCAATCTAATTTCCATCGGGAATATTTTTTTGGATTAGTTGCAATTCTATATTCAGCTTCGTTTAATTTCTCAGTATCAAAATTATTTACAGTGGTCTTTCTAAAAATATCTTTTTCTTCTAAGGGATAATTTTGTAAACTGTCCAAATATCCTTTCTTGTCTCCTGTTTTTAATAAAATTTCTCTTTCTTTTTTAATTGCATCAATAGCGGCTTGTGTATCTTCTTTTCCCAACATTTCAAAATCTTTTCGTCCTAATTTATCCAAATTAGGGGTTATAGATTTTGCTGTTCCGCATCCCATATAATACGGTTTGTGAAATCTTCCTGCTAATATTAAAAACTTAATTGCGTTAAAAGAATCTGGCTCATACCACATCTCTTTAAAGTCTTTGGAGCCTTTATTTATATTTCCCCCAGTTCCATACCCAAAGAAAGTTCCTATTTGCTTACTACCATCCATTAAACAAGCTAAAGACGCTCCGTAAAACTCTTTTGCTTTTTCAAATTCCCCTAACTCTTCTGCTATTATATCATTAAAAAAATTTCCTTTAAATAAGTTGGGATTCTTATACATTGTCCTTACAACAAATCTATTCTTTGTTCCCTCCTCGTTTTCGCCGTCTTTATTTTTTATAGAATATCCCGCAATTACTTCATCATCGTTATTAGTAAGTTTTTTAATTCTAAATTCTGGTATCATTAGCGAATCTGTTGACCGCCATTTTTTCATTAAATCTTGTGCGTATATTTCTTGCCCAGCCGCAATTCCGCATTGATACCCTTCGCCAAATCTAAATCCATAATCCATTACCATGCTCTGAGTTGCTTCAGAAATACCCGCCCGTCTTTTTTTTGCGCATAAAATATTTTTACCAACCTCCTTTGCGTGTTCTATCAATAAGGCAAGTTCTAAATGCACATCAACAAAGTCTGGATTTATTACGCCGTTAATAGTTGCCATCTTAACGTAATTCTGATAAAAATAAAATCTGCCAGGCAAATCAATTCCGCCAGTACGGTATCCGTTTTTTATTCTGTATAATTCATTTGTCCAAAATTCATCATGCGCAGGAGTACCAAGAACTTTTGGATTTAATTTTGAATCTGCGTATTTAGGAATTCCGAATTTTATTATTGGGTTTGGCACAAATCCCTTTCCCTTGAACGGTATGTCTCTAAGAAAAATCATTTTTTTGCGGTCTTAGCTAAATATAATTGTCTATTTTTTACCAACACCTCAAGCCAACTTAAATCAGCTCCCCCGACAAGTTGCCCTTCCTGAAGATAAGAATCTAAAATATCATTTTCTAAATCCGATATGCTTTTACGAAGTTCCTTTATTATATTCAAACACGACTTAATTTTACTTTCAGCCGTTTCAACTTCAATAAGCTCCTGCATCGCCGAAATTTTATTCTCATACGTTTTTATTAGCTCTAATTTAGGATTATACTGCAATGATAAATACGCATTAACGGCATTTATCCAAATAGAAGACGAAAATAGTTTAGGATTATTGTCGCCCCAAACTTGCATCGAGGCTCTGTAAATTCGTTCTTTTTCTGGTAATTGTCTAAACGGAGAATGATTATCGTAAGTCAGAACAAGGCATAAAACCTGTTCTTGATCTAAAACGCTTAACTCTGGACAAAGCTTAACGCAATCAGGATGGATGATACAGGAATTTGTTGTATCAATGTAAAATAAATAGCTCATATATTTGTATTTCAGCCTCTCGCTGTGTTACAACAAATATAGGAAAATAATAGAAACGAAAAAGGGGCTTCATCCGCCCCCCCCCTTAATCTTTACTTGCCATTTTTAATATAATCCTCTATTAATTTGGCTTCTTTTATAATGTATTTAACATCACAAGAATAACCTAATGCTTGTTGTGCTTTTTCAAAACAAGACTGACGCAACATTGCATCTTTTTCTTTTTCCATTTTTTGACTTGGTGTTTCTGTTTTCATTTTTGTTTTTTTTGGTTAATAATTATTTTTAAAACGCTTCATCCGCGAAATTTTTTGCAGTCATTAACTCTTGTATTTTCGGCTTTAAATGCGATAATAATAGCTTTATATCATTTTTGAGGTACGGGCAATACACCTTATGATGTTCTTTTGAAATAGGGTTTATAATGTGTATAAATAACTCATTACACTTCTTTCCTGTCAGTTTTTCAAAGTGATAAGCATAAAGCGACAACTGGAATGAAATTTTTACAAACTTAGTTGCTGGTAAATGATTAAATGGTTCTAAAAGCCATCCTCGCCTTATATATAAATCATCTTTTTCAAACACTTTAAAATCACTAAGTCCAAACGCCGAATCTTTACGATGTGTAAATAAAAATAATCTATCTAATGTCCCCGCTGTTTTGCTGTCCTCATCAAAAACAATCATCTGCGAAATGTTTTTAGCGTATTTCTTATACTCATCCGAAACACTCAATATGATATCCTTTATATCTGCATTCTCATCACTAACAAGTCCCGTTTCATTAAACAACGTAATAGCATCGTCAATTCTTGTTCCGTTATCGCGTTTATCCTCCCATTCGTTTAGAACATCTAAAGTTTCACATCCGCGGGATTTTGCTGTCTGCTTTGCTATAAATTCTTTATCAAATGGTTTACTTATTAATTCAAACAATTTAGTAAACCCCATATACTCATTACCAGACTTATCAAAATAACGATGCTCATCAGTAATGCTTACTTTTTCTTCGAATATCCCGTGTGGCATAGGCTTTAAGAAATTATTTTTTTATCAATTAAAATTTCTCTAACAGAATTCCAACAAACATACGGACGAGAGTGATTGCCGTAAACAAGTGGCGTTCCTAAAGCCGCGTCATCAATATAAAGCTGTCCGTAAGCCTTTGGGCTTTTTGTCCATTCGGTTTGTTGTGGATTAATATTTACTCCATACAGCGGAATGTCATTTTCTTTAAACCAATTTACAGCGTCCGTCAAAAAATTACCATTGTGTATTTCGGGAATTTCAACTGAATAACCTACATTATCGTGTTTATCAGAACGCATTGTGAACAGAATTAAATTATGCCCGTTATCAACCAATTCTTTTAAAACTGGCACTCCCCCAATATCTTTACCTACTTTTGGAAATTCGTGTGTTACACAGGTTCCGTCAAAATCAATACAAATTTCCATAAATTATTTTTTAAGCATTATTACTTCCTTTTCAGGCTCGATTGTAAAGGTTTCTTCTTTAAATTCATCCGCGCCATTTTCGCTAATTTCTTCATCGTTTTGAGCTATATCAGACACATTAATAACAACGCTTCCCATCGCCTCTAAAATCTTGGTTAATTCGGATTTCTGGTCTTCCTGAGACATTTGTTTAATGCGCTCTATCTGGTCTTCATCCACATCTTTTTTACGTTCATACCAGCGGATTAAAGCTTCCTCATCGGACACCATACAATTTCCAGAAAGATACACCATAACTTCCGCTACAAGTTCTTTAATGATTAACTGCACTGCATCAAAGTCGTCGTATCCGTCCTCCGACTCGATTTTAGGAGTCTTTAGCTTAACTTCCTTATTCCCGCTTAAAATCGTACTTGATCCTTCCAAAATAAAACCACTTCCTTCCTGTCCTTCGCTTGTGGTATCAATTACAATCTGTAAAACACTCATTTCTGTTTCGGATATCAAAAAATCTTTCATTGCTTTATCCTCATCCCCGCGTAAAACTTTACAAAGGCTAAGCATAAAGGGTCTTAGTTCCTTAAACTTCTTTTCTAATGCTAAGTGAATTGGATTTTTCTTCTTTTCTGTTACTTCTACATTAAAGAGTCTTCCTTTTTTTTCTTCTTGCTTTAAATACGTGATTTGACATCCGCCAAATCCATTCGCGACTAATTTTACTTTTTTCAGTTTCATTAGAATAATTTATTGAGTTTATAAAAGTTCTTATCATGTAAATCATTCGCCTGTCTTAGTTTTTCAATAACGACATAAAACCTACCAATCAAATCTTCATTTTGCTTTATATCAACGCTTTTGTCGTCTTTTTCTGGACCATTCCATTTTATATTATGTAAAACGTTATTTATTTCTAATCCAACAGACATTGATCGGTTTACCTCAGCCTCTAAGTTAATTAAGTGCATTACAAATTCAGAAGGGTCTTTTTCTACTAATTGTTTTTCTGTTTCCATTTTTATATTTTATTTATTGGTTTTAAATTGAAATCCTTTAATTGTAACTCCTACCTGAAGCCAGTATTGGCTGCCGATTGGAGTTAAACTCTGTCTTGCCTGTTCCGCGCAAAAGTTCACAGCGCCCGAAATATATCCGCAACATTGCATAACTTCTAATGCCTTTGTATTATATCCTGTGAAATTCATGGTTTTATTATCTGTTTTTTATTTTTAACTCTAAGTTGTTTTAATTCTATCAATTCTTCGCTAGTCAAATCCTGAAAATAACTTTTATGTATAAGTTTAATCAATCTCATTTCTTCTTTTAAACTTAATTCACTCATTATCAATATCTTATTCTCGGATGGAGTTACTTAAATCTCCCCTCTAATTCTATTACTTCTGTCCATACATTTGTCCAGAATTTTTTACCCCAATCAGTATAAGCTATATCTGACATCCTTATACAATAATTCTTTACAAATGAATAATCATATCCATTATCACTTAATTCTATTAAAGCTATTCTTTTAGGGGTTATTAAACTCATTTCATTTGTTTTAATCCTTCGTTAGCTAATGTTTTAAAACTAAATATATTTAATTCAGCATCAGTAGAAGCGTCCTTTAATTTACCTATACAATCATCCGCCAATAAAATATTTCTTATTAAATCTTGATAAAAAATTTTCCATTTATTATTAAGATATGATCCAAACATTGTCATATCCATTCCTGAATAATTCCAAGTCCTAACAACGATCGGCGTTTTTTTATCGCCTTCTATAAAATAAACCCCTATTTTTCCCACAATCTCTGGCTCATATTCCAACACGAATCCATCCGAAGGATTTAATCTCGTGCCGTCCTGTTTAAATTTATGTGGAAACATAAATGGGTCAAAACAAACTGCATTTATTGTATATAAAAAATCATTCACTCTTTCTCTTGTAGTCATAAGCGGCTTACTTTAAATTTTTTTTGACTTTCGTAATTTTTAATCGGTCCGTCAAACATAGGGTTATGAACCACTGTCACTGTCCAATTATTACTTGAAGTGTCTTGCCAACTGATTAAAACAGCACCTTTAGAGCCATCTTCTGAAGCGGGGTCTATGCCAGCATAATACTTTTTATCGTTTAAAACAGGGGTAGAATCAGTTATATGGGTAATATTTGAGGTATCGTCCGAAAAAATTTTCCCGCCGATGAAAAAACCACCCACCACCAAACCAATCTTCTTAATAAAACTCCTTCTTTCCATATCTATTTTTTAATCTTTTCATCTTCAGGAGTATTACTTGAATACGTCCAAACGCCATCTTTATATTCCACCCAAATAATTCCAACTTCATTTTTACTAAAATCAGTAGTAATATCCTTTTCGGTCATTTCCTTACCATTAATTAAAATACGCCCCTGTTTTTTATTAGATTCCATTTATTATCAGATTTACAAATATAACAATTTTCCCGTCCGCCGACAAATTCAATACGTATTCTCACTTATTCATATCATATTAACCTAAAAAAGTAACTCTAATTTGTTCAGAAACCCTTTCAATAAATTCTTCTATACCCTCATACTCATCATACTCCCCTAATTCCAAACAAACCTTAACCGTAGATTTATTAGAATCCTTTTCAATCTCAACTCTAAATTCCCTTAATATTTCCATAATCTCTTTTTCTACTTATACGCAAATATACAAACAAAGGTTACAAAAAACAATAACTGTTTAAAAAATTTTATATAGATCGTGGGGAGGGATTATGTACCCATTTTACGGACACATGCTTGCCCCGCCTTAGGGGGGAGGCAAAATAATAGGCTGAGTATTTTAAAAAGGAATCTCTTAATTTTTTGTTTTTATGTACTGTTTTGAACAATGCGTTAACAAATGAGTGTTAATAGTGAACCATCAAATTTGATAGATTTAATGCGAGGCTTTGAGAATAAACAAATTTGTTGGGCAGACTGGTGGTATGTTTGGGGCTAATCCCCGCCATCTATTGTGTTAATACCCTGTTTACTATATTATGGCTAAATGTAGTTACAAAATGCTTATATTTGCCATTATATAATCACATAAAACATGGAAATTCATATTATTTACAAGAACAAAGAGCTTTTAAACGAGTGTTTTACCACAAAAAAGGGCTGCATGGACTATCTTAACATCAAATACAACAATTCAAGCAGGGTAAAATCAGCCTTTATAATTGGTTCAGATCATTACGAACTAACCACGTTAACGCTAAACAAAAAGAACAGCGGGAGATTTATTTAGGCTTTATTTACCCTGTGCTGCATTATATTTTATCATTAGTGTTAGGGGTTCGTCCGCGCAAAAAGTGCGTCTAATGGCTTTATTTTGCGTTTAAATGCGTTTTGTGTATTATTTAATATTTAATATAATACCCCTATCCCTGTTTTTTGTGTGTTTTGTGATGTGTTCGCTGTGTTTCTTGTTAGTGGGTGTTTAGCTATTTGTTTAAAAGCTTGGGTGTTTGGTGTTACTGTTTGAGTATGTTTGTTATGGTGTATAGGAAATAGCTTGTTGTTGATTTATCCGCGATTTATTTTTTTCAGATGGTATTTATATTGCTATTATACGCTTAACATGGCTTTATTGCGTTTGATCTCCTGTCTTATAATGTATGGTATTACTCTGTTTTTAGTATGCTGTATTCAATTATATTTATTCGTCCGCGCAATTTTATTTTAGCTCATTTACAGTATATTATAAAGATATTTAAAAATAAGTTATTATTTTCCGTAACCTTTTACCTGCTCATTACGTTAAAGGTAGTATATAACAATTATTAACCACTTAAAAACTCGCTAAAATGAAAATCCGAATCGACAAAGAAAACAAACCCCAAGTTAAGTTTATAGTACGTAAATTTGACGGTCACTCTGTAATTGGTGAAATGTGGGGTAATTTGGGAGTATTCCCAACCGAACAAGAAGCTATTGATTTTTGCGCTTCTAAATACCCTCAATTACCAGTAAAGATAAACTATTAAAACTAACTTTAGCGAGTGCGGGAAAGGCAACGAGTACCGCAACGCTTTAAAAATTAACTAAACGTATAACACTTATAAACCCTGTCAATTATGAAAACCACAACCAAACAAACTAAAATTGAAAAGTTGTTAGAACCCCACTACTTCGACCTTGATAATGATTTAGTGGTAGATTTTAACGCTATTATTGAGAATAAAGTACAAAATTACGGTAAAGATAAAGCCGCCCTAAAGAGCTTTTTTGAAGACTTACAACGTGGCGGTTGCATTAGCGGTATGATTGGTGAATTTATCTACCATAACGACTGTAAAGAGTTCTATGTTCGCCATATTGATGCCTTAGAAAGCTTTAAATCTGAGCTTGAGGAAGAAATGGGTGAGCCTATCCAAAACCACCACAACAGCCCTCATTACACCTTTATGTGCTGGCTATGTTTTGAGGAATACTGCCATAAATTGTATAACGCAATATTTGAACAGTAGCCCATGCAAACTAACCTATTAACAATTGATGAGTTAATTGTATTAGCTGTCAGTTACTTACCAAATTAATGGTAAATTCATCCGCGAGTAAATTATTGAATATCAAACAATTAAAAATTACATACAATGAAAAAGATAACAGCAAGATTTAACAGCCAATGCACTGAAACTGGCAAGAAAATAAAAAAAGGAGAGCAAATGTATTACGATTATGCAACTAAAAAATGCTACTGTCTTGAAAGCAATAAAGCAAGCAAACCAGCCGATCAGGAGTTAGCTAACTTTATACAAGCTAATGAAGACGCGTATTTTGATAACTTTTGCCAACAAAATAACATTTAAACTCACTGAATAACTAACCTTAATACCTGAAATTATGAAAAAGTTTAAAAAAGGCTCTAAAGTCCTAACAAAAGATGGTAATATTGAAACTGTGTTACGCGTAAATAGTAACGGCAATATCGAAACTATTGAAAACGACTATAGCCACAACCCTAATACATTAACTTTAATTGTTTAATCTTTAAAAACCTGTCAGCCATGAATCAAAGAGAAAATCAAACACCACAACAGCCAGTAGGAACAAGGGCGCCACATGAAAACCCTTTACCACTTGTAATAATTCCACAAGGATAGGGCTTTTTTCATCAGCGAGTTTAATTGTAACTCAGGACAAATAAAGCCATCTAAAACACTCAAAAATCAATTTTAACGCGTTGTTTTTATTAATCAATATCATTATTAAACAATTAAAAATTAGAAAACATGGGAACAAGACACCATCAAACGGTAATCGACAAAGAAGGTAATTTAAAAATCGCTCAATACGGTCAATGGGATGGCTATCCGTCAGGACAAGGCGCATCAATTTTAGAATATCTGCGTAATGGTAATTTAGATAAATACCAAAAACAACTTGCTAAAATACCTCAAATAACAGAGGAGGAAATAAACAAGGTAAACGAGTCTAAAGACTGGAAAAGCGAATATCCATATTTAAGCCGTGACTGTGGTAGCGATATTCATAAATTAATTGAAGACGGTAAGGTTAAGTTTGTGCAGCATACCAGCATGGAAGAAGCGCAAAAATGGTGTGAGGGATTTTATACTATTGATTTTCAAAAGAATGAATTTGTAACTGAATTTAACGGTATTAGTAAATCATATTCTATTGATAAGCTACCAACTGAAAAGAAATATTTAAAGGACTGTGAGCCAACTGACGAAGATTAACTCCGCCACCCAAAGAAAGTGCAACCTCAACAGGCTCCTACGGATCGCCTGACCCAACAAGATACCCAATCATCGGAACAGTATGAAAACAAGTATAAGAAATAAACTAATAAGAATAATGAGGCAAGAAAGGGCGATATTTGCCCCTAGCCCTCCTAATACTAGAATGTTATGAAAAGCATTAAACTAAATGAAGAAGAGGTTAAAATACTTTCAAAACTCGTATTTAAAGCCATTGAAGACAACGCTTCAAAACAAGACGCAGAAGAAACAAGAAAACGAGCTAAAATACTACACGATTTATTTGATGTGCTAAATAAATAATTCAACCAATAACGCCCAACAATCCCAAATAAACCATAATCCCAAACAAAATAAATCCAAAGTTTAAGGTAATTATGGTAAGTAAAAATAAATATTGGAAAGTAATGGAGAGTATAAAATACTTGTTCTTTGTGGATTATTCATCCGCGAATGAGAATACTAAAGCCCTCGTATATTGCTCTATTACGCATACAATTCAATTATCAGGCGTTATTGCCCTCGATACCCTACTCAGCTACCTTGATGAAGAGCGCTATCTTAAAATCAGTCCTACGCTTAAAAAACACGTAACAATATAATCATGCCAAACGTTAAACAAATAGGATTAAAAGTTGCTATACTAACAGTAGGGGATAGAGTGAAGCACAGAACCGCTAACTATACTGCTGTTATTATAACGCTTACTAAAGGTGGCTCAGGACGAATAAGGGTCGAACCGTCCGCAGAAAATTTAGCGATCTGGGGAGGAAAAATACCCGCTGAATTTTTAGCCAAAAACCTCTTTAAACATTTTACCAAAATATATTTACCTAACAATCAAACTACAGTACTATGAGCCAAATATTCAATATTAATCCGCGGAGATTTTTAGAAATTTATGCAGAAATCCTAGCCGAAGTAGGCGGACAAGAAGTTGTTAACAACTGGATATTACAACAAAAATGTATATTTATAGAAGACCTATTCAGAGTTAAGAAGGTATTAGGGTCGTTTAACAAAGCGCATTTATTGGATATAGGTAATAATGCGGTAAGCACATTTGATGAGTACTATGAGCTTGATTTAGACCAATTAGAGCTAAAATTAGCCTATTTGTCTGCAAAATTGTCGCGGATGATGAGAGATAAAGTTGATGCTCACAACCGCGCGTCTTGGAACCCTAAACCAAGTGATGAAGATGATTGGGGTAGAGCAAGATAATCTTAACTAAGGACAAATAACGCAAAATCTATGGACACGAATTCTAAACTTATACAGGCATTAAAACAAAAGAACGCCGATCTGATTAAAATTGCCGCTGCAATTAAATCAGATAAAGATACCCCTGATTGGATTAAATGGTACATCGAAAAAGAATTGAAGGATATTAAATAATACTTAACTGATTTGTTTTTTCTTTTTCAATTCTTATGTAAACTGTATCCTTATTTACATGATGCCCTTCGAATACAACAATCATTGAATCGTGCATTGGATTATCATCAGCTTGCTCTCCTTTTGTATTTATGCCCTCAAACCTTACGCGCCCTTTAATATATCTTATTTCTCTTGCATGAGGTAAAATTATGTTATGAAACATAGCAGTACTTGTGCTGGACGGCAATAATAAAACGCAAATTTTTCCTTTTTTAGATTCCTCTAGCGCTTTTTTAACAAAAGCCTCTTTTAGTTTTCGTGAATATGGGGGATTAACAAAATTAGACATTCCCCACTCTTTTAACAATCCATTATTTTTGGTAGTAATTGGTCCGATATTTAAAGGACACGGGTCTAAATCAAAATTAAACTCAGCATTTAACTTATCATATAACCATTTTGGGGTGGACCAGTTATCGTGATGTTCTATATTTCTATTTTTCATCTTTGTATCTTAAAACAAACTTGTCCCACATTCTCCCAATTACAGATAGAAGGGTGAAAGGTTATGGTTTGTGAGTTTCTTGTTATTATTCCTCCTTTTTCTAATCTTCCTAAGGCCATGCTAATACTACCAGTAGGGATACTGGTTTGTTTCTCTATCCATCCACGAGTATGATAATCTAAGGTGATAGAATTAGCCCCGTCCGCTAGCATAAGAAGTGAATTAAGAAGATTTGCTTCAGTGGGAGAGGTAATGTTATGGTTGATGTATAGAATAGCTCTTAAAGCTTCTAATGGCTTTATTTCAAAAGACCTGCGGATTAATTTATTTTCGGTTATTTCCATCATTCTCCCTCCCCCTTCTTTCCTTCCAATTCTGCTGATGTTTCTGTGGTTTGGTTTAAAAGATTATTACTGATATCAACAGAACCAGTTATAGCTTCTTTCATTTGATTATAAGAACTTAAATTTACTGTTCCGCATAATTCATTGATTTGTTTTATCCCATCCTCTAATTCTTTTATTCTATCGCAAGATTTTTTAGCAACATCAAGCAAAGATTCTTGAAGCCTATCTCTCTCCTCTTTCAGTTCTTCTATTTCCTGCTCAAGCTTTGAAATTTTAAGTTGTTGAACCGCAATTAACCTACCATCAGAAGTAGATAATTCATTAAGCTTTATAATTTCCTTTATTGCAGAGGCGAGGTCGGATTGTAGTTGTTCATTTCTTTCTGTCCATCGTTTTACGTGCAATCTGTCAATAACTTTACATTGTTCAATTTCCTTTTCTTTTTCTTGGAGGGAGGTAGATAGTTCTTTGTTTTGGAGAATTAAATCTTCAATTACTGATTCAACAGTTTTATAAAGCAAGGTGTTTTCTTTGATTCCGTACTTTTCAAAAAGTTCTTTTACTTCTGATATCTTGTTTTCGTTGGTCATGGTATTATGATAAAATAATTGTGAATAATGCCGTTAATGTCTTGTTTTCGTTTGTCATCTTATTTGGGGTTTTAATTTATCAAAACTTTGCACATAATAATTATCGGGCAAAAACATCATAGTGTGTTCCTTTTTACTTTTTTCTTCAATGGAACTTAGTTCTCCGGTTTTTATACAGATAATGTCTCTGCGCCTCCTTTTTCCTTTCCAAAAATTGTTGCGAAACTTTTCGCCAATTTTTAAAGAATTGAACAAAATAGCTTCATACTTACTTTCCGAAAAATGATTCCAATATGCCATATCCTTTATTTGTTTACTCCCTTAGTAGGGGTGGTTAATTAATTAGATTGCGTTTAAGTTCTCTAGCCATTTCTAAAGATACATAGTGTTGCATTTCTTTTTTCTTGTTGCCTATTTTTCGCATTTTCTTAATTTCACTTTTATTAAATCGGATTATTTTATCTAAATGCTTTTCTTCATTATATTTCTTACTCATCTTTCTTAGATTTTTGGTTTTCAGTTTTAAAAATTATTCCTGCTTTTTTTATGTTATTGTAATAACTTTTCATCCAACTCTCCGAATTAGGGTATTTGTATGTATTATCTCGTATAACTTCTAATTTTTTAACCAAATCAAAAAAATCATCAGAACCCTCAGAGGATACTTTAGAGCGCATCCATTTAGCTCCTGATCTAAACGAATTAGAAGGGCCACAATGTTTATTAATGCCTTCAGATTTCCATCTAAACGCTTCTTTGTTTATCTCCTCATCACTAATTGCTCCTTCTGATATTGGGAGGGATTCGTCGAATAGCCTCACAATTTCGCTTGATGCGTTTTTTATAGCGTTTTCTTTTTCGTGAGGCGTTTGTGATTTTTGAAATCCGCTAATAGCTCTCTTTATTATTTTCTCTATTTCCTTATTGTCCATGTTGTTCTATTTAATTGGTTGTTTAAATTTTCGTTTCGCTATATTGTATCCAATAGTTAGTCCTAATATTATTCCCA